TTATTGTTATCTTTTAATTCTCCCATAGCCTTAGCTAGAGCAATCTCTTTTTCACAGTCACTGACAGTAATTAGATGTAATTGTTGTGTATCAAGCAACTCGTCTAAATGTTTAGTAATTAAATTAATAGTGTCTTCTGATATTTCAATTTTCATTTATATCACCTCTTATATAAGTTTCTGAATATGTGCTGCAGCACCTGTACTACTACTGAATTGCCAGCCTGTTTGTACAGCTGTGTGTTTGACATGCCTGCGTTTTTAGCCTTGAAAAAGTCCTCATCATCAAACCCCATCAGCCTCCAACACTCAAGAGGTGTCAGCTTTCTGATTCTGAAATCCTGAGTTAGCTTAGGCTCAACAATTTTAGGCATACGGTTACCGCCCTGACATGTATCAAGCGATGGCGATATACCAGCAGCATCATACACTCTTCCCGCTTGTGGGTTGCCAGATGTAGGATATAGGTTGCCATCTATCTGCTGCAGCTTAGGCTCAATCAGAACCTTTTTGCCCTCACCTTTCTCTATCGTTACTGTCCTTGCAATACCGTCTGAACTTACTACATCCCCGTTCTGACCATAACCGCTAGGATTCACATTACCTACCTTAACACATTTAGGATCTTTCCAATCGCGAGCGCACAGCGTATCACACCAGTCTTTATCCTGTATTCTGCGCTTGTTCTGAAAGTATGTACTGTCTTTAATGCGGGCAATTTGCTCCTCAGATAAATAGAACTTCTCATCTACATTGTCCTCAAGAATATCTTTTAGTCTTGTAGTAAGTCGCACGGGATTAGGGAACTTGAAACTACCGTCATCAACGTCTTTACGTATTGACACAATAAACACTCGCTCACGATTCTGAGGTATCCCATAATCTTTTGCATTTAAAACCTGGTAGTAGTTGTTATATCCTGCAAGGTCAAGGCCGCTAAGAACTGTTGAAAACTCTTTTGTAAACTTCTTGCTTGTCAACGCTTTAACATTCTCAGCGACCGCAATCTTAGGTTTTCCCTCCATGATAATGCGCAATGCCTCAAAGAACAACCCAGAACGTGTAATGTTACCGTCACTGCCAACCAGTCCTTTCTGATGTCCAGCCTGCGAAATGTCCTGACAGTTGTGAGCAATACAATTATTAGCGACAAACGAATGGTGCGTATCAACGCTGATGTCGAACACCTCTTTATATGTATGAGTGTTCACGACAGAACGTATAGGATACCAGATATAACCATTATCAAAGAATGCTTTGTCATGTTTGTCAGTTGTCTTCTTAAATACTAGCTGATATACAGCACGCTGATTAACAGTCATACCCTCAATCACACATGTAGCAGGACGTTCATTATGATAAATCGCAACAGGCCTATGATATACCTTAGCTATAGCACTTGCCGCACTGTATACTAGCTTCTTACTTACAGTAGATATTCTATAGCTTACCCCAGCATTACCGCCATTGCTGTCAAGATAGCCATCAATAATATTCTCAACATATGTAATAGGCATATCAATGAATCTCTGAGGTAGCTCTTTACCACCAGCACCATGCCCCATAAGTGAGAACATCTTAGCCATAGCAACACTTGAGAATATATACTTATATACGGTTCTTTCCTCAATCTTAGTATAGTGATACCTGGTACCTATATGCTTCTCAAAGTCAGCGGCTTTATGTTTACCGCAACAGATAACAACACCTGATAACTCGGTCTTCCTATTGTCCCTATAGCTTAACCATCCATCGCCAAGATAACGACCTGCTAAGTACCATAATGTAGCGTCGCTAAAGTCAAGGTTTATCGCAGTATTACTGTACATAACACTATTGCAGTTAACAGGAACACCAAGATAATATGACTTATCAAGTTTACTACAATCTACCCACACAGGATCTTTGAACGCTCTCTTGCTATCATGACCATAGCGATACATCTGTCTTACATAAAACCTATGGTTAGCAGTAGTATCAATACCATGAGTACACATAGCGTTGATATGCCATATCTCTCGCGCACCCTGCGGAATAAATCGCTCGACCATTCTGTACTCGTTAGCATGAGTTAGAACATAGTCACCATCTCTAACATCTTTAATCTCTTTATAGCCATCTCTGGTTGCTATAAGTGTGTCGCCAGTGAAGCAGGGAAAACCGTATGTCACAAGGTCGATGTCCTTATTAGCAACTCCTGTTACAGTAGTAACATCGTGTAAATTAAGCTCTTCTGATACACCATGCACAGCTGCATATGCCTTACTTGCCTGACTATCAATCTCGCAATAGTTGACAAGACTGTAGTCAATCCCCTCACGGTCAAGAGCTTTCTCAAAAGCACCTATACCACTGAATAAAGACAATAACTTAATCATTTAAGAACACCTCTTTTATAAATCCCTGTAGTCTTGACGTCGTGTTTGAGTATTTGCTGTCATCAAAATATTCAAGATCATTTGTATCCATGTTTATTTTTGCAATAACAGTCGCATAGGACATAATCACATACTGACCGCCGTCAACATACGCAGTACTTGACCCCCACCTAAACGGTTCTTTCCTTAGCATGTAGTCCTTAACATCTCTCATTGTGATAGTATCGATAGTCTTGAAATTATTTCTCATATGTACCTCTTAAAGTTAGAAACTATTTAACGTCATCAATTACACAACAGTAACCACGCCCAGTTACAACAGGCCTACAGTGACTACCCTCAGATAGTCGTTGCAGCTCGCTAATACTCTTATACACCTGGTCTTTCACCACACTACCATCACTTATAGAAACAACAATGAATAGTAGCTTGTCCCCACCATACTCGCTGTCCTCAGCAAGTGCTAAGAATGTATCGTGTGTCGCACTCCACAGCATCCCCAATGCCTCGCCCATACTGTTAGCATCAGGAACATAATAAAAGTCGTTACTGTTTGATAGTCCGTCAACATATATACTGTAAGCCATAATAAATCCCTCGTGAGTTCAACCCACATTTCAGTTGTAATCGTTTTATAACTCTTTATCTTTTAGTAGTATCGCGCTTTGTCAGCACATAAATTACTGTAGTCATCAACAGATGGAACACCGTCAGTAGCAGGACAAACATAACCCAATGGCACGTCGCCATCTCAGCAACCATAGAAAAAACTGTATCAATATACTGAGTCACGCTAACCTCCATCCCTGGTGTCTGTTTTGTTCGTCTTACGTACTGGTGTGGTCAATGCTTTCTCCAAGCTCCATCCGTAATTAACGAATCTTGCTCTGAATGTAATATAATCAATACCCCAAAACCTGCACATTGCTGACTCAGACGTAAACTTCCTACCAGTATGGTCAACAGAATAAATACCATTATGTCCTGTGGATGCCTGCTCGCACTTTTCAACTGCGTAATTAACATCGTTGTACACTCTTAAATAGTAGCTTAGCGCACTGCTATCGATGCCAAGTGCACGTGCTAGACTAGCATATGACTTATACGTCACGTTATTGTATGTAACCTCTTTGGCGTGCATAATGCTAGTCCTCATCAACTTTAATAAAGTTGCCATCAAAATCAAACAGCAGTACGCCGTTGTCATTATTAGTAAGCGCACAATCTGCTTCTCTTTGCAGTTCTACTTCATTCCAATGCTGCTGTATCTGTTTTGTTAACGGCATGATAAATTTCCATAAGATAAACTTATCAACCGCTCTATTAAATGAATAAGAAAGACCAATCAGAGTATCAGTAGCAGCATCAGTTATACCTGATGTTACTCCATTAACATACACAGTTGAATCACAGATGTAACGTGACCCTTTACGATACGTGCATTCAATATCAATAAATGATAGTAGGTCACATATAGGATAATCTTCAGGAACGAGTCCTTTGTCATACAATTCACTTTTCAATACTGGTTCTAACAGTTTTTTCTTTAATTCGTACGATACCAGGAGTTCTATTTGTGTGAATGTAAACTTATCATCAGCACAGAATAGATCAAAATCATATTTAGTAACTGTAAGACCCAGCTCTGACGGCGTGAGCTGTTCCAAACCATAGTATGCTGCAACATCAATATCACTAGCTAACAGAATACTATCAAGAGTATCAGCTAAACTATCATAGTATGCAGGATAGCCTATGGCATCTATATAATCTTCACAAGCGGTGCTCTTGGCACGTTCGGTTAACTCGTTGTAAGTGTATACTGTCATTGTAACTTTTGTTTCTTTCATAATATCATCACCTATTTAATAAGTATTTTCGTTTGTAATTGTTAAGGCAGTGGCAATGCCCATGTGTAGCTGCAGAACTAATACAATATAATTGCGTCACGAGTAGTGATAAATACGTCACGTCCGCAGTTACCTATAAGCTCTTCAATGCGATCGTAGTCTGTGTGATTGTCTTCATTGTAGTCAGATAATGAGAAATAATAATCGGTACTATCTATTATTTCTACAAGACATTCGTCAAGGTCAGCATCATGCGGTATCCTGTCACGACTGAAAAGATACTCGAACAACTCTTTATAATCTTCATACAGGTAAGGATGCAATTTATCTTTTATGATTATGTCTTCTATCTTTGATGTGAAGTCCAATGATACTAAATAAGAATCCATAATATACCTCTTGATTGTTATGACCGTGCGACATTTGCTGCACAGTATCTGAGTATGGGCAAACTATAAATAGTAGTAGTGTTCAAGCCATCGCTGATTGATAGCATCTTTATAGTCCATAATACGACTGGCAAATCGGTACAACGTATCGAACACCATGTTCATATTACCTGAGCCTACTCTGATAAATGAGTTTTTATCTAAATCAATTTCTAATTCGTTAGCTATTATTCTTGTAATGTTTATTAGTCTGTTGTCCTGTAGGACATAGAACTTCATCCGATGCACACCGCTGCTCGGTACAGGTAAAAGATTTACATACAGTTTTGTCGTATCATCGAATACAATATCTTTATAAATCATTTTTGTTCCCTCGTTTATTTGATAAACATTTTCGTTGTGACTGTCAAGGTGTTTCCCTAACTCTTATCTATATTATAGGCAAACTATTGCCAGTTGTCAATAATCATTTTTAAAATTTATAAGCTGCCATAATACAGGACAATGATGCCAAGTGTAGTGCGGTAACAGAGTGATGCCGAGTGTAGTGCGGTAACAGAGTGATGCCAAGTGTAGTGCGGTAACAGAGTGATGCCAAGTGTAGTGCGGTAACAGAGTGATGCCAAGTGTAGTGAGGTAACAGAGTGATGCCAAGTGTAGTGCGGTAACAGAGTGATGCCAAGTGTAGTGCGGTAACAGAGTGACGCCAAGTGTAGCGCGGTAACAGAGTGACGCCAAGTGTAGCGCGGTAACAGAGTGATGCGCTTCCTGGAGCTGATGCACAATAGTTGTGCAGTAAAGTTACCCAACGGTATAATACACTTTACGATGTAAAATTTTACAGCTTCATTGTGGTGCACTGTAAACTGATTATCGTTACAAATCAACAAGATAAGTGCAACTTTACAGAATTGTAAAAATTTACAGCAGTTTTTAAGCACCACCTAAATTTTCAGAACCAAAATCAAAAACAAATTGAAAATGTTTTTGTTTTGCCTCACTCGAAAAAGGGTAGCGGGCTCTTTTTTTAAATGTAAATGTAAAAAAGTACTACACTTTATTATATATTATATATTATATTTATTTATTTATTATTATAATTCAATAACTTAACTCCTTAAACACCCTCAATTTTGCGTGACCGCCATCACATTTTTACTTTACTGTAGACGCGTAAAGAGCTGTAAACTTTTTGCTAAGTTATTGATTTATAGGCAATTCGGAAAAGTGTAAAAATGTAAAACTTTACAATTCCACAAAAGTCTACACTGTGTAACATGTCAGTTTTTCGCCCAACATATCCTACTAAACTAGTAGGTAATCGCGCAATGAAGCAAAATCTAACATTTTACTTTGTCTACACTTGTCTACATAGATAAAAATTTTATGTCGCATTACCCATGGCTAACAAGTAGCTTCACAACGTCAGTAATTAAGAGCCATAGTTTTTACCTATGTAGCGTTGCATGGTGTTATAGCTTTAGCTATAGGGGATGTGACTCCCTACGTGTACTATTTCGATATATCAAAAACTGCAATACCGTTACTAGCGAAATCCCATGTCGCGTCTGCTAACTCTTCATCGCTAAGCTCATCAAGTTTTTTTAAAAAGCAATTGTATGCTATAATGCTGGAGTCGTGCTCTAAGTATTCACCTCTTATTCGGTCGCTATTCTCGAACACGTAAATACAATAGTCTTTTAGAGTTTCGGTTTCGCAGTCGTTTAATCTTCTATTGTAAGCGACATCATCTACAAGTAGTTCTATAAGATCATAAATAGCGTTATATGATAAGTTTACTCTCATGATATTATCCTCGCCTATTTAATAGGCATTTGTGTTAGGTTGTGTAGGGGAGTATCACTCCCCTTGAGTGTGCTATTTAGTGTATTATAACAAACATCTGATGTCGTTTATCTGCAGTTCGTCCTCCTTATCAATACCCTCTAGCAGAGTAGCGAACGCTTCATTTAGTAACACTTTTAGCGACCAACTTCCATAAAAGTATCTATTAGAGTACCTCTCATCTAATATGTTGAAATATTCCCTAGATACTTGAACGTATCCATCTGTGTATTCTATTATGACATCGTCACCATACTTAGTGTTACGCGCATAGTCATTGAAAAATTTAACCTTTTCGCGAATTGTTAAATCTTCGAATTTATTGATTAAGTCTTTCATATTGTCTCCTCGCCTACTTAGTAGGACATTTGCGTTTTTCTTGGTTTAACTATACTACAACTTTCATCAGTTGTCAATAATTTTTAAAATTTCTAGCTTGATAGCAGACTATTAAATAACACGTTGCATTTGTATTTTTGTTTTAGTTTCCTTAACTCGTCATAAATAGCGGTTGCACGTATGCGAATGTAATAATTTTTTGTCATGCGCCTATTAAGAGTTTCAGCAACTGAGAGGGTCATGTCTATTACATTCCAATCATTATTAGTGCGGAACAAACATGAAACGTTACATAAATAGAAGTTATTGCCATTGCGGTCAGTTGTTCTCTTTACTGCGGTAACCAACAGAATATCATTTTCTTCTACCATTTTTATATCCTCGTGGGCTATGCCCACATTTTTGTTAATGTGGTAAGAGTTAGTTTCTTAGCTCTTGTCTCTATTGTATATCAAATAATTTTAGTTGTCAATAAATTTTTAAAAGTTTTTACTTGAGCTTGGTAGCTCTTCAACCTTTCATGATTAAAGTATACTGCAACTAATCTCAGTTGTCAACAATTTTCGAAAAAATTTTTTGGCTTGGCTATTGTATAAAATGAACGCGCGTGATTCTACCACAATCGGCGACGTTTGTCAAGAGGTGACCAGGAAAGTGCTGCCGCTCCGCAGAGTGCCAGGTGGTGGGGGGTATCTGGACGAGTGCCGGGGGTGGGGAGGGGGTGGTTATAATATAGGCAAAAACTCGACATTTTCAAAAATTTAAAATTTCATTTGACTGTTTGGTAGTTCAGTATGCTTCACGGTGCGGCACTCGCCTTGACTCAGCTCCACTCGCCTTGACTCAGCATTACGGTGCGGCACTCGCCTTGACTCAGCTACACTCGTATTGACTCAGCCTCACGGTGCGGCACTCTCCTTGACTCAGCTCCACTAGCCTTGACTAAGCTCCACTCGACTCGCCTTAACTCAGCCTCACGTTGCTCAACTCGCCTTAACTCAGCCTCACGTTGCTCAACTCGCCTTGACTAGCCTCGACTCAGCCTCACGGTGCGACACTATCCTTACCTAATACACCTACCTTATAAAATTGTTACATTCTGCCATTATATTGTTCAGAATTTAGTGACACTGCTCTATACAAAAAGTTCTTAAAACGTGATATATATGTACAATGACAGATAAAATGGTCTATACTATAGGTAGTAATTACGATCTACTATCTAGATAATGGAGAAAACCATGGCAATAAACGCAGTTCCTGTGGTGTTAAACACCGATGGAAACAAACACGTATCGATTGGTACTGGAGCTGTAATAGGCGACCAGTATATTGACAAGCAGTCTCTTATCTCACGAGAAGCTGACAACACAATCACTCTTGGTTCTGATGATAAGCTGTATGTGAAGTCAAGTAATCCTGCAACTTTAATTTCAAACGACCTAAACAACTCTATCGAACAGGGTTCTGACGGTAAATTAAAAGTCAAAATTATTTCTACAGATGGTAGCAATCTGTTAAGAAGAGGTAACGACAACGGTGCATACGTATCTGGTTCTGACCTTTTATCAACAGGTGTAATTGATAATATCATCACTGTAAATTCTATTGACGGTCGTATTCAGGTCCGTAAGCAGGATATTATTGATATTGCTGCGACCGATTTCAATCCTGTATCTCATGACATTAACAACGTTATTATTCAGGGCTCAGACGGCGGTGCATATTTAAACAGAGCCCAGCTAGATAATTCGCTCTCTGTACCTGGTTCTGATAATCTTCTGATTTATGACAAGGATACAAAGATACTGTCTTCTGTTCTTGAGATGGTGTATGAGAACAGTAAGTTAAAACTTTTAAATCATCGAGGCGTGGCTTTTGCTACTGTTGATATTCCATCCGCAGATTCTATTCTTACTGATGTATCTACTGTAGTAAATCCAGATGGTCAGCCTGCAGGTAACTATTTTAAGTTTACTTTTAAGCTAGCTGACGGTACAGTTAAAGTAGTATACACTGCTATTCCTGATGCTACACTTGTAACTGCAGGTTCTGGCATTAGCATTGATGCCGGTGGTGACGACGCTCAGAAGATTTATAATGTTAGTGTAAAGGTTAAGTCTGACGGTGGTATTGCTACAGGCGAGTATGGTCTTTTCATCAATAAAGACTTTGCAATTGCAGACGACCTACGTACTACTAACGGTAGAGTAGATGTTCTTGAGGAAAAGGTAAGCAACCTTGAGACTGATACAACAAATTTAGAGACACGAATCGACAACATTGAAGCAGCAACTGTTGACGCATCTCAGATTACTGTGAGCGCAACTGAGCCTGATACTTTTACAATGAAACTGTCAACTGGTGTTCTTTATCCTGCTTCCAATTTAATTTAGGAGACTATAAAAAATGGCAACTATTGATTACGCTAATCTTGTCCTTAAAGATAAAAACGGTAACGTTGGTATCGTTCGTACTCTTAACGAGGCTTCTATTCAGAAGTTAAAGGATAACATTGCTCAGACAAATACAAACAAAGACGATATCGCTGCTTTAGATACTCGTCTTACTAAGATTGTTACTGTAGACGGCAATGTTATTGAAGCAACTCCTGATGTGTTAGGTGCTGTTAAGCTCGCAACTGATTCTGACATTACTGCAGCTGATACTAAGAAAGTTGTAACTGCTGCTCAGCTCGCTGCTGTAAAGGGCGACCTGTCAAAAGTTTACAAATTCAAAGGCTCTGTAGCAACTTATGAAGAGCTTCCTATTTCTGGTGTCCAGAACGGTGACGTTTATAATGTCGAAACCGCTCACGCTGGTGTTGCTGCTGGCGCTAACTATGCAGCTATCGTTGATAGCGATGGTTCAATCGAGTGGGATAATTTAGCTGGTATCCTTGATGTATCAGACTTCGCTACTAAATCTGGCGATAATGCATTCACTGGTACTAATACTGTTATTACTCCTACTGAGTCATCTGCTAATGAGCAGATTGCTAACAAGGGTTATGTTGACTCATCTATCGCTGCAGCAAATGCAGGTGTTATTCACTACTCAGCAACTGAGCCTGTTATTGATGATTTAGAGAATAATACCTCTACATTCTATGCAGCAACTGATTTGCTAGCATAATAGTATTACCCCCTTTCGTAGGGGGTATATGCTATATTCTTTTCGAGGGGCATAGCATATACATAATCATCAGAGGTAAACTATGGGTATTAAAGTAAGTAATGCTTGCCTTATTTTCCGCGATAAGGATAATAATATTGCCTACATTAAAAGCCTGTCTGACGAGGATTTGCGTAAGATTAAAGAGACTGTTATAATTACTAAAAATAACAGTGACAAGATAATTAATCTCGACAGCAGGCTTACTGATTTAGAAATCGCAGAGCGTGCTGGTGCTGTACTATATGATAGAAATCAGACACTTACTGCATTACAGAAAACACAGGCTCGCAGTAATATTGATGCTGCTAGCGCTACTGCATTCAGACAGCACACTACTGACCCTTCCGCTCATTCCGACTTGTTTGACCAGAAAGTTGATAACTCACATCTAACAGACGCTAACGCTCACAGCGAAGTGTTCGCTTTGTACCTTCCAAAGACAGGTGGTACTATCAGCGGTGATCTTGATGTTACAGGTAACATTGAAGGCACGGCCAAGCGTGCAGAACAAGACGCAGACGGAAATGTAATTTCTGAGACTTATGTAAAGAACACAGGCGGCGATATTGACGGAAATCTCGACATTACAGGTGACGTCACTATTGGTGGGAAGCCAGCTGTAAAGTCAGTTGAGGGGATATATGCTGACGCCGAAGGCAACATAGATTTACCTGACTATGTATTACAGCACGAGGCTCAGGTGATTGACGCACAGCATAACTTCTCTAAAGGAGTTATGATAAGTGGTGTACTGGTAACTATTGAGTAGTAGCTATGGCAAAGACCATTAAATTTACAGCATCTAATGGCAAACGTTATTCTCTGCTTGCGCTTTCAAGTAAGATAACTACACCAAGCGTAAAAGTTGGCAGTTCCTATATACCATGCTTTTCTGGAAGCGCAGGTAGTGACGTAGCATCAGGTGAGTATATATACACGTTGGCCCCATTTAAAGTAGGAAGCAAACGCGCTGCATATAAACGTAGGTTTGAGTTCGTTGATAATGGCAAGGTTTATATACAGGTACAGACCTGTAACTCATTTGGCTATATGGGAGGAGTTGTAATGACCGCACTAGCAGCTAACTGGCAGGGTATCCATACTAACATGTCTGGATATACAGCTACTGCTAACGTTACATCGCAAAGTAGTATGTATCACGCTGATCTAGGTGCTGTAAGTTACACATTTTGGTGGAAGGGTACTTATTCTGTTAAGCATGACTCTACAGGCGCTATTGTTGCGTCTGGTGATTTTTATATTCAGGCTTATGACGCAGCTTCTGTCATAGGTGGACCATACTGTACAACACACACATTAACAGTTTACGGAGCATAAAATGACAATTAAAGTAGATAACGCTACACTTACATTCAAAGATCAGGAGGGTAACATTGCTGTTTTACGCTCCTTAAGTGCTGACGATGTTCAGGCTATTAAAGATGTTATTTCACAGTCTAACACTAATAAGGGTGCAATCGCTGACTTAGGGATTAGAATTGACAACCTTGAGTCGATGGACGCCTCTAATGCTGTAACTGTAGTACCACAGGTACTCTCAGACTCACAGAAGAAACAGGCACGAGAGAACATTGCAGCTGCCAGTGAAACCATTCTTAATCAGCATGTTGACAGCGGCACCGCGCACTACGCCTTGTTTGCTGAGAAAGCCCCTATATCTCATGTTACCGACCTTGAGGCTCATAAGTCTTTGTTTGCGCTTAAAGCCAATAAAGACTCATTTGAGGCACACTTAAGCGACGATACTGCACATAGTGAGCTATTTGAGCGCAAGCAGGACAAGTCTGACATGGTTAACTATGTAACCACTGCTACAGAGCAGGAGGTATCAGGTGTAAAGAACCTGTCAAATGGTGTCAGAGCTAAAGGTATTATGGCATACGCAGGTGCGCCTCGTGTTATTATCACAGCCAACAGCTCATCGCTAGAGTCTGACGCTGTTAATGATGAGCCATCAGTAACACTCAGAGCTTCGACTGATGCCACTGTATCAGGTCAGTCTGGAGCATATGTGCTTGAGGCTGGTACCACTGGCGCACGTCATGCCCTTGTAGGTACAGCTGACGGTGCTCTTACTATGGACGGTAAGAACGTAGTACGTTCAGTAAATGGGGTTGTAGCTGATGCTAACGGTAATGTTAAGGTTAGTAACGCCAATACACCATCTGACGTTTATCTGGAGCTGTCACAGGTTGCAACAGGTACTACACTCACAGCACCAGCTGATGGTTTCTACACAGTAGCAGGAAGCACTGGCTATGTACGTCTTGAGGGTACTCATGTTGCAGTTGCTGATCACAGTAACAGTGTGTCGTCTGACGTTGCCTGCACCATACCAGTACGCAGTGGTGACACAGTGACACTCCGCTACTCACTTGACACATTCAGCTATTTGAGATTTGTTTACGCACAGGGGGCTATCTAATGGCATATTTCGTAGAAGACAACGGCAAGATTGTGATGCACGACACAGATAAGGCAAGACTTGAGAAAACACTTGCTATGTGCCCTAAGTACAAAGGTTATGCTATACGTGAGCTACAGGGCAATATTATTAACGGTCTTATTGAGGGTTCTGACGAGTATAGAGAAGCTCAGAGTAAAGCAATTAAATTCAAAGACATTGATAACTTGGGTGTTTAGCTGTTAAATGCTATAATGAAAGCTGACAGTTAATCAATCAAAGACCTTGGCAACAAGATAAAAGAATTTAATAAGTAGGTACGGTAAATGAGTGTTAAGTTAGAATGTGCTAATGTAGTATTGAAAGACAATGAGGGCAACTCTGGAGTAGTGCGCACTCTGTCTGAGGCTGACGTAGTAAAAGTAAACGGTGCTCTTGCAGATATTAGTGACCTGCAGACCAGAGTGAAGACCGTAGAAGACAACGGCTATGTTAGCTACAACGGAATGCAGATGCTCAGCGAGACCCAGCGAGAGCAGGCTCAGGCTAATATTGATGCTCCTGGTTTATCTGTTAATAATACCTTTACAGGTAAGATTACTGTGGAGTCTGATGTTAAGGCAGACAGCTTCACACTTAACACCAAGAGTGATTATGCAAGTCTATCTGCATCAACAAATACTTACGGTATTACACTTAAAGGCGGAAGCTCAGCAGGGGCATCACTTGACCTCAGAGGCTCAACAGATACTGACGCACCTAACGAGTTTAAACTTGCATCAGGTAGTGTTGACCTTAACGGTAAGTCAGACGGATCTCTTACATGGAACAGCGAGAATGTTGTACGTAAAGTAAATAATCTTCCTGCTGATGCAAACGGTAATGTACTGCTAGGCACAGAGAAGTCAACTTTTAATAAGGTAGTATATGACACAGGCTATTTCTCAGTAGGTACAGGTGCGACCTATGCGTTCGATCTCACAGGCACAGACCTTGAGAATGTGTCTAAAGAGAATGTAAATATACGCCTTGTTGCTAAAGTAGTGACCGCCGGTGGAGGTTTTAAGGTAGGTGATATTGCGCAATTAACTACTGCGCTTGACATGGGTGCTGGTAACTTAGACGTATGCTCATATATACAAGGCAATACCCTTTATTTTTATTCAGGCGGTAAGCAAGAGTTTTCCATATCTACTCAAACTGCATGGTTACTGAAATCTCAAGTACAAATAAAAGCAGTCCTCACCGCTTTTATCCCTGACGATGGCAGTATCTTACTTATTGCAGAAGATCAGACAAACTCATGCAGTTTAGTAGGCTTACCTGATGGTACTTTAACATGGGGCGGTGTAAATCTAGTTCGTACTGTAAACGGTGTCGCAGCTGATACTAGTGGGAATGTGACGATTAACGCCCCTACACTTGAAGAAGAATGGCATGATAAAAACGGTAATTTTTGCCGTGTATATTCTGACAGTTGGTGTGAGCAAGGGGGGTGTATGGACATTCCTAATCATGGTGTTCCCATTACTACTAACTTTTATAAAACTTTTAAAGATACAAATTATAAATTTTTCACTCAACCTCAACAAACAAATGGAAATCCAGCTGCTGACTCTTCTTATTGTTGGATAGTTAAAACAAAGAATACTACTAATGTGGTTTTAGTTTTTTATGGTAGGTACGTGGATATAGGAAATGAATACATGATGTGGCACGCTTGCGGTTATATCAGATAAGGAGCATCAAAAATGACATATAAAATAGGTGATATTTTTACAAACGATAAAGAATACACAGCAAGGGCACAATGGTGCAATGAAAACGGATATTTTATTCAAGAGATTGAACAGGAAAACGGTGTAAGACGTTTTCAAATTTGTGCACCAAAAGAGCAATCACTCTCAGAATTAAAATCTGAAAAGTTAGCAGAACTAACAGCAATCACAAGCAAATTTGATAATCAGTTAGTAAACAATGATATGATTATTAAATCTAGTCTAGGATATGTTATCAACGCTGACATTCGTTCACAGAACAATATCAGAGGATTGATTGATGTTGGTATTGAGCCTGTTGATTTCGTGATGGCTGACAACAGTACTGTGTCGCTTGATACCAACCAGTTGAAAGTTCTGCTTAATGACTGCGCTATCAACATGCAGCACATTTATATGCAGAAGTGGGATCTAAAAGACAAGATTGAGAAAGCTACCACAGAAGATGAGCTAAACAGTATTGAGATTAAGTTTACGATGAAAGATTTTTCATAGGTAAAACAAATGAATACGATGCCACTACAAGTTAGTGGCATTTATTTTTGACACATATGATACATTTTCTCACATAACCTATTTTACATTATGTTATTTTGAACTATTCTTGTAAGCAGTAATAACCATTTATGTGAGGATAGTAATATGTTAGACCAACATCAACCAGCATCATATAAGGTTTTTAAATATAACGGTATTGACATTCGTATCCACAGACATACTGATAACAATTCTTATTGGGTAGTATGTTCTGATTTATGCAAAGCAGTAGGTCTAAGTAATCCAAGTTATGTTGCAAAGAAATTTTCTGATAAGGATGTAAGACTACACTGCATACGATTAAACAATAGAAATCAAATTGTTACATGGATTTCGCAGTCAGCTGTCCTTGCACTTGATAGTAATTTCAAACTTGACGCAGGTCACAGTTTTATATCTTGGTTTAAGAAAATCATCACAGGTAGCGATGATGTAGTTATTGTTAGCCGTAAGCTATTGAAAACAATAAATAAAATTCTAGATAATTTATTATCATTTTAGTCCGCAATTATCCCTCATTATACCTAAGTTATTACTATACATATAATGCAGTCAGATAAAAGACTGTGTTACTAGGAGAAATAACTATGGAAACTGAAAACAAAGAATATGCCAGCAAGGGTGTTGCAGGCACAGGTCTTGGTTTAGGTATTGCAGGTACAGCACTTGCTTTATTGAACGGCGGTTTAGGTAATTTAGGTCTTGGCGGTTGGGGTTCACGTATGGGTGCTCCAGTAGCTGCTGGCGCAGAATTACAGTACGTGTCACAGCTACAGTCTGAGAACGCACAGCTTAAAGCTGAGAAGAATACTGACGCAAAGATTGTGGCAACTTATCAGCAGACTTTAGCTGACAACAGCAAACTGCGTGATGAGGTATATGCATATCTTACTAAGCTAACAGAGAACGCACATAATACTGATGTGTCCTTAGCCAAGGTACAGGAGCGTATCAACTGTTGCTGTGAGAAGCAGGAGCTTGAGAAACAGATTATGGTAGGTAAGATCAATGAGGCTACTATGACTCTGAACGGTAAGATTGATACTACAAACGCACAGACCAACGGTGCTATGCAGTCACTTGCCAACACTCTAAGCTGTGTATCTCAGTCAGTTGAGAACAACACAAGGCGACTCAATGCTATTACCAATGAGATTATCCCATTGTGTAAGGTATGTCCTCAGCCTATGCAGCGTTTCAACACATGGGCTACACCAACTACTACAGCACCTGATTGCACTGGCGCATCATGTAACTGTGGTAACTAACTGATTATATCCCCTGCTTATGTGGGGGATATTTAGGAGACAAATATGATTAGTATAACCCATGACAATCTTGAGAAATCAATACGTGAGTTCGTTCATAAGTCACTGACATCTGTTGCAGTTGTTGATGATACTATGAACTCATTGAGGATATTTGCCATCGAGATGGCTATGAAGAGTCCTAAGGTTATGAAGATGTTTGAGATTTACCACAACGGTGAGGTATATGAGCTACCAGACCTTGAGTGTGCTCTACAGGCTCTTACTGCTGCCGGTAATAAACTGTCTTTTGATTTCTTAGGTACGACATTCAAATTCAATAGAAGTGACATTGAATGCTTCTATCAGATAATTAAAAATTATTCAGTTCAATAAGTTATACCTCTGCCCTACACTTGGTTTTTAGGCTATACTATATAGTGATTACAAGTGTTCGGCTAGAGGTACGTTATGATAACAAATGTACATGATTGCATCATGTATCTGATAGGTGGTCTTGTCTGCGGGGTCATCTCATACGTGGTGTCAGACTACTCCGACCAGCACGACAGTTCACGAAAGCGATTAGAGTATTCCCTTATTTCTGCATTCGGCACGGTGTCTTTGTGCTATTTCGCTGCTAAATATTTCCCAGACAGATTTATTCCTGATGACTCACCATATGTAGCTGTTCTGATAGGTCTGCTTGGTATTGGTAGAATACTTAATTATATTGTCAAGAAGTGGGGGTTCAACGATGATAAGCAGTAACCTGTTAGTGCTGGTTGCATTTTTCGCTATTGAGGTATTATTTGCCTTTATCAGTATAGCCACAGGCATTCTGCCAATATATGTTATTGTCGTGATATGTGGTATACTGTGCTCAATAATTGAGGGTAAGATATGAAACCATCAGCAGGCTGTAGAGCCATTATCAAAAGATTTGAGGGTAAGTCGAATAAGGCTTATCGTGTAGAGTACAAAACAAAAGACAGTAAGGGCAATACTAAGATCGTATATGACTGTAAGTACTATACCATAGGCTATGGTCATTGCGGTATTGACGTAAAGGCTGACGACTGGTGGACTGACGACAAGTGCGAGCAGGTACTACAGAGTGATCTTGAGAAGTTCTCAGAGTCACTAAATAAGATACTTGATGATAACCACATCACACTTAATCAGAATCAGTTTGACGCTCTTGTAAGTTTTGTCTATAACATAGGTATAGGTAATTTCCAGAAGTCGACTATGTTCAAGCTGTTGGCTGATGGTGATTTTGTAGGTGCTGCCGTGCAGTTCGGTAAATGGGTGTACGACGGTGGAGTAGTACGTAAAGGACTTGTTGAACGGCGTAAGCAGGAGCGCAACTTATTTGAACTATAGTATATTAACCTGCGGTGTGGCAGTTATTGCCTCATTCATTGCTGGGTACCACGTATCCGATAACAGCTGGGAGCGTAAAGCAGCTGAGTATAAACTTCAACTTGAAAAGGAGAAAGCAGATGTCTTGCAGCAAATCAGGGGCAAAGAGCAAAAAACCAATGAAAAAATCATCTGGCAGCAGGGGGTGTCCCAGGCTCAGGAAAGTGCAAGTAATCGCAATTTCGAGCTTGTTATTGACAGGCTGCGCACAGACACTGCCGGAAGTGACGACAGTGTGTCCGCAGATAGTACCACTAGACCAGCAGCGTCATCATCCTGTGAGTGTGGAGTACGTTCTGAAAGCAGACGAGCTTTTAGAGAATTACGAAAAGAAATATCTATATTGATGCATGACTGTGAGATTACGTCCATCAAGTATAATGAACTGTACGAGAGGGCATTAGCTCAGCAGTCTTTAAAGTGAGGGGATAATGGATAATCTTACCGAGTACGACATCACGGTTCTTAAAGACTGTGAAAAGGACTGGCCTAACATAGCGCATGATATAGCTATGTTTGCTAATCCTGTTCCTGGTGCTACAGCTTTTAGTGAGGCTGACATTGCCAAGAATCACAATCTTACATTAGAGCAGTTCCACGGCTTACTTAAGCTGGAGCCTTTCCGTGCTATGGTAGTCGGCGAGATAAAGCGTGTCAGTGAGATGGGGCCTCAGGCTGGTGTAAGACTGCGTGCTGAGGCAATGGCTATTGCATTGCAGGAGCGTCTGTTCACACAGGCTATGGGTGGTCTTCTCGACGACAAGCTATCCATTCAGCTGTTAGGAATGTTAAACAAGTCAGCAGGACTTGAACAGCCTCCAGAGGTTATAGCTGCGCAGGCTCCTCAACAGACAGTAAACATAGCATTCAATATTCCTAAGTTAAAGAACAATAAACTTGCTCACCTTGTAGGTCAGAAGCAGGTAAATCTCATAGAGGCGGAGGGGTAGATGAGCATCAAAGATTTAGTAAGACCACTTAAGTCACACTCGCTGGGGGTGCCTCCTGTAATGCAGGACGGTCTCAGACACATGGCTGATATGAAGCAGAGACTTAATCAGCTTACAGGTAAGACTGTGAAAACTACTGATGAGCGTAGAGAGCAGGAGTATATTCAGAGTGTTCTCAGTCATCAGCTGTCAGTAGGTTTGAATATTTACGAAGATCTTCTTAAGCGTATTGATACTATGCTTAACCATGACGTTGACGTGGAGCATGAACAGGAGGCTGCGGATATTGTCACTCACCTTGTAATTGATGCTGCATTTATTCATATGTGCATCTCAGGTGCTGACGACTCTATCGGTAAGTTCCCTTATGACTATCTTGCCAATAAGATTTTTCCAGTACAGGATAAGCCAAGCGCAGAGACAGTATGCCAGTAATAGATGATTTCAAGTATGTACCTAGTCCTACAGGTTACAGTTTTCACGAGAGCGATGCTTTTCTGAAACTGGTAGCAGGACCATATGGTTCTGGTAAAACCTGTATGATTATGAACGACGCCAAATACTACTGTCTGGCGCAGACACCTGCTAGTGATGGGGTTCGCTATACACGTATAGGTGTGGTAAGAGGTACATATCCTGAGCTTATATCTACTACTCGTAACAGTATCCTTGAGGTATTCCCTAAACAGTTCGGTACTATTAGAAACGGTGGTGCTCCTATTTTTGGACATTACCGTTTTCCTGTTGGCGACGGCCCATACGACTATCTGCAAACAGGTGAGCCGTGGAAAAAGGGATATGGTACTATAGCTGACGTAGAGTTAGCTCTACAGGCATTACAGACTGCACAGGATGCAGAGAAAATTAAGTCAGCCAACTGGACATTTGCAATCATAAACGAAGCAACCAGTGTTGATTTTGAAATCATAACAGCTATCATGGGTCGTGTTGGACGTTATCCTACAATGGAGCTTGGTGGCTGTTCGTGGGCAGGTCTTCTCATAGATACCAACCAGCCACCGCAGGGTCATTATCTTCTTAATATGATGGCTCACCCAGAAGACAACTGGGAGATATTTCATCAGCCACCTGCTGCATTCAAGCATGTTGACAGCAATGGTGCTGTATCTTATGAGCTAAATACTGAGGCTGAAAACTTACGTAATCTTGGTGCTAAAGCCATACCTGATGACTTTGACACATGGAGCAAGGATAAGCAGGAGCAATATCTTAAAGATAAAGGTGTTGATTATTACCGCAATCAGATACAGACATTCCTTAAAGAGGGAAGACAGGACAAGATAGACAGCCTGTTCTGTATGCTTGACGTTCCTATGAAAGATGGTAAGCCAGTGTTCCCTATGTTTAATATGGACACACATGTAGCAACTGAGGACATTCAGCCTGAGCCTTACAAGCCTGTTATTATAGGATACGATACTTCCGGTATTCATCCTGCTTGTGTTTTCATACAGGAGATACAGGGTAAGTGGACTGTACTAGATGAGCTGTACGGTGACGGTATGGGTATGCAGTCCTTTATTGAAACAGCTCTTGTGCCTCTGTGTGCGTCACGTTATTGCAACTGCGAGCTTGTTGTATCGTGTGACCCAGCTAATGCTAAGGATAGCTACACAGGTTTGTCACCTAGCCAACATCTTGAGGAGCATGGGTTCAGAGTAAATATGCCTAGAACAAATGATCCTAAGACACGTATCAACGCAGTAGATAGTCTACTCAATAAAGTGCAGGGTGGTTTCTTAATCGCACCGAACTGTAGGTTACTTATAAGTGCTATGCAGGGTGGGTATCGTTATAAGAAGCTAAGATTGGTAGGCTCTATTGAGGATGCATATGATCCTAAGCCTGAGAAAAATACTTATTCGCACGTGGCAGATGCTCTGCAATATGCTTGCATGTATATTGTTAGAGATGGTGACAATGCGACACAAAGCGCAGAGCAGGTAATTAAGGCCATATCACAGCGCAGAAAAACACTAGGGAGAATAATGTAATGGCAGAACTCGAAACAAACGATGGCATCTACGACTATGCGTCAGACGAAATAACAATACCTAGCGAGTCCTATGATAAGTTGGCACATATTACACTAAGCAGATTTCGTGATGCCGTACAGTATCAGGGGTCAGAGCTTGTAGGTGGTAAGCCAGTACGTTCTGTTCTGCGTGAGTGCTACGAGCAGTACAATGGTATATTGTCCCCACGTGATAGAGAGATTGTTGAAGCCGTAGGTGTTGACGCATATGTGAACTTATCTGCTATGAAGTCCGGCCTTGTTCAGTCTTTCCTACAGGAAACAATGATACAGAGTAATGCTATACCATGGGTGATAAGTCCTACTCCTAACCCTGAGTTATCAGATACGGCTACTGAGATGGCTGCAGTTAAGGCTGCCTCAGAGATTATGGCTAATCCTGGTATTGACGAGGACACTCTATTACGTGTTCTCAAAGATAAGTTCATGGCTAAACAGATTGATGAAGCTAAACTCCATGCAGAGAATATGGAAAAGCTCATTACTGACCAATGCCTACAGGGCGGTTGGAATAGAGCCATGTACGGTTTCATCTCTGATTTCACTGTTTATCCTTTCGCTGTATTGCAAGGTCCTATACCAACCATGTCAAAGCAACTTGTATGGCAGGGCGATAAACTAACTACTAAGATGGTTACAGACTATACATTCAACTCTGTGTCACCATGGGACTTCTGGTATAGTCCTGATAGTCCTGACACACAGAGAGGAACAGGTGTATTCATACGTCAAAGATGGACAAGACGACAGTTATTAGATGCTGCCGCTATGCCATCCTATAACGCTGACGCAATTACGAAAGTAATTGAGGACACACAAAGACCAGATTATACATTCCGTTGGATGTCAGCAAACCCAGACCATAGAGATGATATGCTAATGAGTTGGAGAAATTGTACCTCTACTATTGACGTACTTATCCACTATGGATTCTTCTCTGGTCGTGAGCTTGCAAGCTATGGTATCACTGACCTTGACGACAATGAGTTTTACAATGCTACTATTACTGTAGTAGGTCGTCGCACAATACAGTGTACAGTACAGAAAGATCCAGCACTCGCTACACGCCCTATATTCGCTACAAGTTTCTATAAGACAGCTGACAAGATACCATGCTACTCAATACCACAGCGTATTAGAGATATCGAGAGAGCTTATCTGATTATACTGCGCTATCTTGTAAAGAATGCTGCATGGTCGTCAGGCCCTGTTACAGAAGCTGACTACACAAGATTAAGTAAGTATATGTCACCAGAGGACTTGGCACGTATCGTTCCTGATACTGTGTACCTTGCAAGCTCTGATATTCCAGGTGGCAACTCACCTGCATTGAAGTTCTATATAGCTCCAAACGCTATGGCATCATACTCTCAGATGTTGTCCTATTTTATGGATCTAGTTGATAGAGTATCAAATATTCCAGCTGCTCTTCACGGTACCGCAGTAGGCTCAGGAGCTAACAGAACTTTCAGAGGTGCTGCTATGCTACAGGGCAACGCTGTAAAAGCTATTCAGTCAGCCGTTTCCAACATAGATGAGTTTGTGTTCGGACCTATGGGACAGCTTTTATACGACTATAATATGATCTATAATAAAGATCAGAATATTAAAGGCGACTGCCGTATCATTGCATCTGGTGCATCAGGATTACTACAGCGTGAGATTGACAGACAGAACTCATATGAGGTTCTACAGCTTGTCGGCTCTGCTGGTCAGCAGATTGCATCAATGCCTAACGGTCAGCAGATTATTACATGGGCACTGTCTAATGTTCTCAAACAGATGGGTGCTCCTAAAGATTTGCTTGCCACACCTAACGTGGCTACACCGCAGGGTGCCGGTATGGCAATGAACGCAGGAGGACAGAGTCCCGTATCTACACAAAATACAGGTGAAACACCACCTGTAGCGCAGTAGGTGTAAATTTTGTTCTATAATGTAGTAAAGGAGCACAAAATATGATTGACGGCTATAATGTAAACGTAGGAGATACAGTATTCATTCTCGGTGTGGGACGTGGTACTGTATCATCCATCGCTGATGATGGCTCATTCTCTGTTAAGATTGGTAGAGGTGTTCAACATTTCTCAGACGGTGGTATGGTAGGAAATACCAGACGTGTGTACTGGCATGACCCAGTTCTCTTTAATCCTCCTAAAGATGTCAACGTATGGAACACCATTAAACAGGCTGCATTCTATATCAAGAATCTGATTGAAAGACTTTATGGTGCAAGAGTAAAAGTGGACGTACCAGAGGTGAACGATGAAACTACTGAGTAAACTCTGTTATGAGGTAAAGTGGTTCTTTTTAGAACAGATAAACTGGTGTCATAAGACAGACAGATATGGTAATGAAAAGAAGCCATCAATCTTTTACAATATCTACTGTTACCTGTTCTATCCTATACCATGGATGGAGAATCCTTGTTGGTGTTGTGCATCTGTACGAGGTCTCATGTATGGTTTAGTTCTTGGTATCATTATGGGGAAGTTCATCTATGGCATGTAATATTGATACAGGATATGAGTATACAGCTGTAGCAACACAGACTACAGGTTGTCGTAAGGCAACACCTGGTCGTGTTATTCTGTTCTCACCTGATACCATACCTGGTATAGAGACCAGCCCTGCATTCACAATTCCTAATGGGCAGGTAGGTTTAATCGAGTCCTATGGCCTTGAGTTAGCTCCTGACTATCACATCTATTTAGAACGTCTTGTAGTACAGCCTATGTGTAGGGAACCAGTACCTGCTTGCGGTGCTGACTCAATCGCAGAGACTACAAAAGACAGAAGTGTTACTTCATTCTGGGGTCCTATGACATTAGGAAATGACCCAGAGATGTGGTCAATGATTAAGTACAGCGAAACCAATGAGGCAGGTAAGACCTATCATGACAGATTACAGCTGTTGATTGCTATTCCTGGCACGTACAGATTACGCCTTGAAAGCACAGTAGACCAGCTTGGCTCACTCGAGGTTGAGCTATCAACTATTAAGGTAGCAGACCTACAGGGTATTCCACAGTCTTACTATGCGGGAGTTAAATAATGGCAATCGATAGAGCGATGTATAGTATTCTAATGGATGAGAATACTAAAGAGGTTGAAAGTCAGTGCTTCTCAGTTACACCTGGTTCTGTTGTAGAGATACTCGGTTTCGGTTTTGCTGATGAGGCAATGAAAATTGACATTAAAGAGCGCACTGTCCCACAGGAAGCATACCTTGAGCAGTTGCTTTTTAAAGAGTCAGTAAGACAGCCAAGACTTGAGCATATGCATGAAGTTCGTGAGGGTGTAACAGTATACACCCTTGGTGACTTCTATGCTGCAATCAGAGAACACGACTATGTACGTGTTAATGGCTGTTGCCAAGCCCTGTCAAAATGTAATAATATAATGATAATCGCAGTGCCAGGAGACTACAGATTTGTTCTGAATGACGAGTCTGCTATCGGCAATGTACGAATATACATGAGAGCATACAGCAAGGATGACTATCCTTGGTCTGGTAAAATGTTTAGTTAAGGAGTAGTAGCATGACTTGTTCAGATAGAGGCCCATTTGATGGTGGCACCTACAACAATCCTACAATCGTAGCACCTGAGATAACTAACGGTACTGCTGTAGGTATGACTTTAGACGCAGGTACCATTACAGGTGGTGTTACTTTAGACGAGCGTACAGCAGCCGACATTGCTAACGCTGTATTCTCATCCCACAAGACAGTATCAAGTAGCGTACCATATAAGTCAGAGGGACTTGACGTACCTACTTCGATCATCGGCGAAGACAGAACACAGGTTCTAGGAAAGCCAGCTGGCTATATTGAAGTTGGCGATTATTTAATTCCTGTGTACAGACGTAACTAAGGAGTTCAATATGGCATGTGCAGCTTGCAGACGACCAAAGCCTGTATTTGTAAGACCATCATCCACAGGAACAGGTAACGGTGGTGTTATTGCTATTAAGCCTAATAACACGAACACACAGCCTGGTTCACGTGATGTAGGACAGCGAGCAAGAGTAACAGGTCTTAAGTATGTACCTAGATAAATTATCATTCCTCAGTAAGAACAAAGCAGTAGCCAAAGAGCTACTTGCAATTCTTGACGAAGAGATTCAGTATGTGTACGAAGACGTATGCAGAACTTCGATTGCTTCGCTTTATGATGATAAGAACAGGGTATATGCTACACGTCGTGACGGTGAGCTCGCTATGCTTAAGAACATCCGTCAGACTATATCAAGAGTAATAGAGGGGTAATACTTATGAGTTATATGGCTCAGAAATTCAGAGACAGAGCTGACAAGCTCAAAGCTGAAATTGAAGCACAGCAGAAAGCACAACAGGAGCAGGAACAGTCACAGCAGAATGTGGCACAGCCAGCTACTGTTCAGCAGGTACAGACTCAGTTTGTTCCAGTACAGCCATCACCCGCACAGGATACACAGTTTGTCGATCCTATGACGATCAAGCTACCTGAGGAGTATACCAAAGCTCAGCAGGAACAGGAAGTAGAACACAACAAATACAAAGAAGAGAACGAGCGTTTACTCAAAGAAATTGAGTCCTTAAAGAAAGCACATGACGAAGACTTAAAAGCAGTAAATGAGCTTGCCCAGTATAAGAAAGAGCATGCAGCTGATGAGTATATTAAGTCACTTGGTGATTTAGGTACAATCTCAGCTGATGATGCACGCAGAATTGTTACTCCTCTAATCGAGAGAAGCAACAATGATCTTGCAAATATTACAAAACAGTTAAATGAGGTTCGTGACTCTGTAGCAAAAGAGTTCAGTGACCGTGACTCTAAAGCATCTGCACGTAAGCAGGCTGCAGCTTGGAAAAAAGTAGGAGACACATTCCCTGACCTATCATCACTACAGAATACTCCTGTATACAGAGAAATAATGTCACAGCCTATTGGCGCTGGAGTAGGACTAACAGTAGGTACTCTAGTAGCAACAGAACTCAATAAGGGTAACGCAGATTACGCTATTGAGGTTTTAAAGAATATCAAAGCACGTGTAGCTGGACATCCTGCCAGCGTATCAGAGTTCGCATCAGTGAACACTAATGCACCAACAGGTGGTACTGCTACTAGCTATGATAGCAACTCAATGTCCTTAGATGAAATTGCTGACTTGAATTATTTGTATAAGACAAAGCAGATTGATCGAAAGACATTTGTTGAACGTAGGCAAAAGTATAGAGCAGGTGCAGGTGCATCCAGCTCAATTTAAGGAGAAAATATATGCCAAAGCCAATGTTATCAGCTAGTGGTTATGGCGGGTTGGATGCCACACCGCTTGCCAGACCAGGTTATTACAACGAAATCATGGCTCGTATTTACGAGCGCGACTTCCTGCCTGAGATTACTAACTCAGATATCAATGAGGACGTAATCAAGTGCCATCAGCAGGTGCAGATTATGAAAGCACCTGAGGTTGGTCCATGGCGTACAATCTCAAAGAATCAGGAAATGGTACCTAATCAGATTTCAGCTGAGGCTGTATCATTTGAAATCTGCAACGCTGCATACAACGCAATTAAAATTGATCAGTTAGACATTGAGTTTGCGTGCGACAGATGGGATGCATTCGAAGAGAAGTTCCTTGACGCAGTCTATGAGTCATATGTTAAGTATCAGCGTGACTGGGTACTTGGACGTATGGTACTTGAGTGCGACCCACAGAACAAAGGTTCTGCATGTGGTAAGTATGGCGACATTGATTTAGGTTCTAAGGGTAACCCTATCGTTATCAATAAGGACAATCTATCACTGCAGCTCGCTAACTTACAGCGTGTTCTGATTGAAAGACTGCGCTGGGCAGACAACCAGATGTTCCTTGTAGTACCTACCGCATTAAAGCCAATTCTTATTCAGACTAACTTTGCTAACCCAGAGTGGACTCATAAGAATCCAATGCTTGTTGACGGTATGTATGAGAACCAGCTATGCGGTTTCAATGTAATTACTACAACAAATCTTCCTGTTGTTAAAGACGACACAGGCAAAATCTGTTACTATGTAATTGCAGGTCACCGTTCAGCATACGCATATGCATCTAACATCATCAACTCACGTGTTGTAGAGTCAGAACGTACATGGTCAGCTGAATATCAGATGTTGGCTGTATGGGGTGGCAAGATGTTATACCCAGACGCACTTGTAGTAGCTTACTGGACTTTTGACCCTAAGTAATCATAGGAGTTTTATAATGGCTAATATTCAATTCTATCGTGGCGGTGATCCTAAAGTCAGATTTATGTGGAACGAGTCTGATGTACCTGAGTACGGTACAGTGTTCACCAACACCAATATTAAGGACACTCCACCATACGACGCACACGTTGACGGTGCTTACAACCTTGGTAATTTCGTACTTGGTATGCCAATTAACCCACGTAACGTTGGTATGACCTGGCAGGCTAAGTCACTCAAAGATGCTAAGGTAGGTGACGTATTACAGTGCATTGTTGTTCCAGAAGACCACTATGTTGACGCTGTGAACTTCAAATCCGTAGTACGTGACCCACATATGGAGGGTGCTCAGTTTGCTCTCGTAGACCAGATTATGTCCTACGACTCAAACGGCAACGTAGTTCTTGTAGAGAATACAGACTTTGATGACGCAGTACAAGCGGCAACTGCTACTGGTACAAATGCATTCGCTATCGATAAACCATTCAACCTTTTCTTAGGTAAAGCATGTTTATATAGCGAACCATCACTACCAGGACCAACTGAGGCTTCTGCTTCTGTATCACCTAAAATTCATATCTTAGGTGTAAAGATTCTGTCAATGCCTACAAACACCAACTTCAAGTTATATGACTTAGATGGTGGCTTGTATCTCACTGCCAGAATCACAGGTTTTGACTGCCCATCATACTTATAATGGAGGTGTTGTATGGCAACTAAAACTCAGATTCAGTTCAACGGACTTCCTAAGGGAGTTGTAGGAACTATTGCTCGTGACACTACAGAGCGTCCATCTTCTTTAAAGCTGAAAGCTCCTAACACATTCTTCCGTGACTCAACCGTGAAGAGTGGTGGTGCAAACAGCCGTAAACGTTAGTACTTAATAAGAGGGGGTATAATTATGGAAAACGTTATTGTAAGTTCAATTAGGGAACAGAGAGAACTAGGCGATATGCAGAACAGCGAAGACTTTAGAACTGAGCTAGCTAAGATGAAACCTGCTAATATGCAGGAAAGTTTACCACGCTCTCAGTATCTGAAAGTTAAAAAGACAGGTGAGATTATTCCTTGGTGTGAACAGTTTGCATCATTCCCTGACCTTGTTGACTGCTGTGACGCTGACGGAAATATCATTCGTATTCCTGGCTCTGGTACTCCACGACCAACAGCTAGCATTCAGCCTAAGCAGGAAACTGCAGCTGTAAGCGACTTAGTCTCATCTGTACTACAGGACAACTTATAAATGGCAACACCTCTCGACAGCATAATTAAGCAGATTAGCATCGACTTAAACGACTACGCCACAGGCTATGAGTTTACTACATGGTCACAGGAGCAACTGCACGCTTATGTTGTCGAGGGATTACAGATTGCTTTCCAGTATAGACCAGACCTGTTTGTAACAAGAGAGGTCTTTGAACTACAGCAGGGAGTATTCCAGACTGTCTGTGGCAGTTCAAAGATTTATTCTATTTTAGGAGTATGCGATAAAGACGGTCATGTCCTTTACCATATTCACAGACGTAAATTTTCAGAACGACTAATGTGGACTGGCAGAACATTCAGCGACGACCCACGCAGATATAAGCTACGTGATTACGCCGTTGATACGACCTCTACTAACGCATTTAACGTATATCCAGCTGTACCAGCTGTAACTACTATTTATTGTCTGCTGGAGCTTAGCAGAGAACCAGATAACACAGTAACAGAAATACGTTCAGAGTTATGTGCCCCTGTTATTCAGTGGGCATTATACCGTGCGAAGATGGTTGACTCTGAGAACAATGCTACTATATTCAGTGTAGCCAAAGAGCATCAGCAGACATTCTATAATTTACTACAGATACAGACTCAGTTGCAGACTATCTCACGAAATACAGATGATGCCATTGCAACCAACACTGTTAAATATTCAGCTTATTCAGCTAACAACAGATAGTTGAGGTAGTTATGTCACAGCATATTGTTTACGAGCAGGTAACTAAGAAAGATTTCTCAGACATACTTGACGAGCTACAGTTCGAGTTTACTGATGCTCCAGCTGATTTACTGCTACATTATGCTCAAAGAGTAATCAGAGACTTCTGCGACAGAACAAACGCATTACGCAGAACAGTACATATTTATCCTCAGATGGGTGTTCATAACTATCTGATTGAGCCATCCGATGACGTTGACTTCATAGCTATGTTATCTGTACAGTGCACACGTTGTCGCTATGGTATGGGTGTAGTACGTAGGGTAATTGGTAATGTATGTGACATTCTTACAGACTACGACACAATTCATATTAAGGACAATGAACTTATATTCAGCCATCCAAGAACAGGAGACAGCTGGGATATAATTATTTCAGTTATGCCTACTCTTAAAGATATGGACGTTGACGCTGTCCTTATTGATAGATATTCAGAAACCATTGTTAATGGTGTAAAGGCACGGTTGTATGAGCAGTCAGATAAACCATGGACCAGCTTACAGCGTGCGCAGTTAAGTAGAGCTACATACCTCCAACAGTGTGGTGTTATCAGTTTAGATCTTCTGACTGAACACCAGCGAGGAGCCATTAAAGCTCGTGGACCGAGGGCTTTCTAATGCAAGACAACTGTCGTAAAACTATTAAGAATATGGCTTGTGGCGCACCCCTAGAGGTTGAGTCACAGGCTCGTAACGTATATCCTGCATTCTCTGTTTGCTTGCCTTTCGGCAGAGCTTTAGAATGGGACGGTGCCGGACTAAGACTAAAGGGTAGAGTAACACTCCCTAACGGTAACTACGGTACTATAACCGTAGAGGACGGATGCATCACTGATGCGCAGGAACAACCTGTTTGCGAATATACACCACAGCCTTGTTCGCCTGCTGCACCAGGATGCTCTGGTTCTACCAGTGGCACTTCTAGTTCATTAGTATTACAGCCGAGCACAGCTAATCTGTTGAACTATGACGCTTCTGGTAGGCTCGGAGCTGAGCTAAACTATGTAGCATCAGACGGTATCAGCATCACAGGAAATGGTACTGCAAGTAATCCTCTTGTAGTAAGTACTATACCTACAGAGGAGTCAAAGACACATCTTATAAGCGGTAACGCTGGAGTAGCTGTGTCTGGTGATGGCGGTTCTGATACTCCGTATGTTGTAACACATACTGACGGTCACTTAACAGGCGGCACCTATGGCTCATTCACTATAGATAACTACGGTCATGTCACTGACTACACACCTCAGACAGAATACATATCAGGTGTAGTAGCGGGGCATGGCGTAGAGGTTACTACTACAGGAACTCTCGTAACCATATCAACTAAGTACCATGACGTTAAAGGCACATACTTACTAGGTGGTGTGTCCTGTACTTATGACGAGACAGGTGCGCTTACTGATATTGCTGAGTCTATTACACTACCTGTTGACAAGGACACACAGAAACTTGTTCTGCTCGGTAGAGACTATTCATTTACATTCAACGCTTATGGGTCTCTTATAGGGTACGAGTATTCACCAGACAATTCTATCGACCAGTATGTAGAGATTGTTAAGCCTAACCGTGACTACACAACTATGACAATTACCACGGTTAAGTCAGCTTACTTTAAGATCACATATAAAGGAGCTATCGTTCAGACAGCTTCGTCATCTGTAAAAGGATACACACCATTACTGTCCCCTATGTCAGTAATGATAAACAATAGAGAATACCCTGCTTACGCTATTTATAACAGCACAACAATCACAGACATTATCTGTATCCCAGATGCTATGTTTAGCGCAGGACAGTACACTATCCATATCTATAATAGTACTGACGATTACAAGTATTCTGATACAGGTCTTTTAACAGTGGAGCTTGTACAGCGAGGTGATTAATGGCAGTATTGGAGCAGTTCGGAGGTATCGTACCTAGACTACCTTGGCACATGTTACCAAAGACAAGTGCCACGGTAGCTCACGATGTTAAAATCCACAACGGAAAGTTAGAGCCATGGAGAGAACGTAAGGCTGTAGGTACAGCTGTTCAAGATGCAGTATGTGTTTATTATCATGGCTGTTGCTCCTATACATTTGACAAGTGCGTGTACCTAACAAGATACGTAACTGATTACGATCGCTTGTATTTAACAGGTCGTAACGACTATCCAGAGGTAGGTGAACTAGGAGATAATTGTTCACTTACTACATATAGATTAGGCGTTCCTGCTCCTACTAAAGCTCCTACAGTTAAAGGAACTTATGCAGAGGGCAGAGACGTTGACTCACGCTCATATGTCTATACTTTTGTTAATGTATTTGGCGAAGAGGGTGCACCGTCACCCGTCTCAGAACACGTATCTGTACGTGATGGCACTGATGTTGTTCTGTCTGGGTTTGATATACCTGATACTACCTATGGCGTTATGTTCATAAACGTGTACAGGACTGCTACCGTGTGGCGTTCTGGTAACGACAAAGAACATGTAGAAGCTACTGAATATCTGTTTGTAGGTAGCACTCCTGTAAATTCAAGCTATTTTACAGACAATGTCAAAACTAAATATTTAGGCCACGCTATCGAAACAGAGGAAGTTAGAGAGCCACCACAGGATATGCGACAGATAACATATCTTACAGGAACAGGTGTACTCGCAGGATGTTGTGGTAATACTATCCACTTTTCTAAGGCATACCAGCCATATAATTGGCCAGCAGAATACGACTTAACACTACCATACAATATTGTGAATATTAAATCTTTAGGTAGTGTTCTGTTTGTTTCTACTGATGGGTATCCGTTTATCATTGACGGAGCACAGAACTGTCAGCCACAGCAATGTAGACAGGTAACAGAGGTATTCACACCACTAGCAGATATATCCTGTGGGCATGTTAATAGTTCTATCGTTACACCGTTCGGCATGATATACTCAAGTCGTGACGGATTAGTACTCGTAGCTCAGAATGGTACTTACCAGTTAATAACTACAGCATGGTTCAGCACTGACGACTGGGTCAAGATTAGACCTGATACAGTGCGTATGGGGTATTGGAGAGGCTACGTATTCGTCACAACTGACACTCTGTCTTTCATGTTGCAGATTGATGGCAACACCTATAATGACGTTAAGGCTGCTAATCTTGTGACACTGTCAGACAAACCTGTAGCTTATACACTTACTCCGCACGGCGAGCTTGTTATGCTTGAGGACAATATCCTTTGGCAGTGGAACGCTGGCGTTAAATACAGGAAGTACACATGGACCAGCCGTATGCTTGGTTTCGGCGGAGAGGGAACACCTACTGTAGCTAAAGTCAAGACTGACGGTATTGACCTTAGCATTATATCTGAGCAGGGAGAGACCGCATTTAGTAGGTTCGTTCCTAACGATACTCCTGTACGTCTCAAACGACTTGTTCGTGGCAGAGAGTGGCGTGTAAATCTGTCTGGTAAAGGAACTGTAGAATACGTAAATCTTGGTCTACGGTTTAACACATTTGAGGGGAACATACAGAATGGCAATATCATGTAAATATATTGAAAGACCTAAGGACATTGAGACAGGAGTTCGTCTTATCCATGACGAGGTTCTGCCTTTATTGCAGAAAGCATGGGACAAAATGGGTAAGCCTACTTATGAGAAAGACTTTAACCTCCATGTAGAAGCATTTATGAATTTATGGGTTACTGGTAATCTTGTAATGGTTATCGCCTATAATGATAATAAAGAAGCAGTAGGTCTTCTTATAGGTCTGCGTTTCATTCCTATGTATTTTCATAGCAATGTGCTACAGGTTGAGACATGCTTCTCTGAGGACGATGAGGTAACAGACAAGATTTATGACTACATCTGTAGCATAGGTAGCATACTTAATATTGACGAAGTATGGGTGCAGAATGACACCTGCCTACCACAGAACTGTGAGGGACTGACACTCGAGAATAAGAAGTGTCTAACATATAGGTATAAGAGATAATGTTCGGTATCTGTAATTCTGGTATTTCTAACTTTGAGAAAGCAAGTATGGCTGGTATATGGGCAGCACTATCAACAGCAGTGGCAGCCTATAATACGGGACAGGCTATCTACTTTGCAGACAAGCAGTATGAGATTGCCAAAGATAATCTGAATATGTCTAAATGGTGGAGAACATACGACCAGTATTTCTTTGAGCCAGTAGAAAACCAGGAGCTTACAGAGTCATATGCGCTAGGTGAAGAGCCACCTCTGTACGATATAGCAGAGGGTAGGTCACAGGTAGCTGCACGCATTAAATATAAGGGGTATGCTAATGCAAAGATGCAGTGTACCTCTGAGTACTGCACAGGATTACGACAGAAACTCCTACGTGATGCGCTTGCTGACGAGGCACGTACCGTAGTCGACACTGCTACTATTGGTTACAGGAATGAGCGTGCATTTGTTGAGACACGTTCTGACGTTAGATGGAAAAGACTTATGGGTACTGTTGCACGTGGGCGTGGCATGGCTGCACAGGCTCCTAGTTTCCAGAGGCTCAGCACTGGCATTTATGGGCACATGTTTAACGATGCTGTAGCGAGTGGAGCAGGCGCATGGTCTGCTGCAGGATATTGGATGAATAGGAATTATATAGGTGAGGCTACATTCAAGAGAACTGTTCCTGATCCTAATGCAAGTCCTAATGGACCACGCTTTACAGTAGATCCTCAGACAGGTGGTTGGTCTGGTGTGCCGCAGTCTAAGATAACCTATACACCAAGGAGCTAAATTATGGTAATGTGTATTGCTGCGATGAACGCTCAGGTTGAGTTAGGCTCAATGACTCAAATGAAACTTGAGAAGATGCACAAGGAAGACAAGAAAGCCTTTGAGAATTTTCAGAAATCATATGATGAAAAGATGGAGCCTATATCCAACAAGCTGTGCGAGTGGGCCGCACCGCAGTACAACTCCGCAGGTGAGGGTATCGACCGTTCGTTATGGGTAGCTGCACAGGCACTCATTTATGCTTCGACTATTGCTCTGAATACACACATTCAGAACAAACAGTATCAGATTGCACGTGACTATCAGAATATTACTAATGATAGGCATTCTCGCTTTACTAACATGTTTGCCCCACTGGAGATGAGACTCCTATCGGAGACAAGCAATACATCTAAGTACAGTCGTAATTACACTTATGCGAGAAACCGTGCAACATCTAATACTAATTCAGCATATAATATAGCTAATGATAGTTTACAGAAGTTTGCAAAATCCTACGCTTTGTGCCAAGATGCTACATTGTATTTAGATATGCAGAAAGCTAAGACTACAGACGATGCTGTAAACTTTAACTATAGAGATGAGGAGAACTACGCATACTATAGAGAAGACAAGCGCTGGAATAGACGTTCTGATATCCTTAACATAGGAAAGAACAATGTTTCTACATCTCTTGGGTATGCTGCTACCTCTAACGAACTGTATGGTGGCGTTGCCTCAGCAGTAGCTCAGGCAGGATCAGGACTGTCAACTCTTGTTGGCTTTATGTCAAACAGAAACAGTACGACATATCCTAATCAGTTCTCAATGATGGCTCCACTTGGTACAGGAGCTATCGTGGGCGGAAGCGTGCCACAGATGAATACATAAGGAGCAATACATATGGCTACAATACCTGACTTATTCTCTGGCTATATTGCAGGAAGAGAGCAGGCTATCAAATCTAATTGGAATGACCTCAACAGCTACAATAATGTGCTGGGTGGTCAGATTGATAATGCTTTCAAAATGCAGACATTTGACCCTGCAGCACGACAGGTATGGAACCATGCACAGCAGAGTGACTACTCCACCATTGCGCAGGCACAGGGTCTTGACAATACTCTACAGTCTAATAAACTGGCACAGAGTGCAGGTATCCCACAGATGGCTACTAACGCACAGGTAGCTCAGATACAGGCTAACATTGATGCTCTTACAAAACAGAAAGAAGCTCTTGACTTTCAGATACAGCAGTTAAGACAGCAGTTGCAGAATAACAATACCCAGCCACAGCAGACTGCACAGGCAACACAGCCTGCTCAGACCGCACAGGCTAATGGTGGTATGCAGCCTTTAACTCCTGCTGGTAGCACTGCACCTGCTATGCAACCTCTAACAACTAAGTAACGGAGTACATCATGGCTGATAAGGAACTGCTTGACCGCATTGACAAACTAAGTAAAGACCCTAAGGTCAGAGCAATGCTAACTGCTATTGGACATTCTGAGGGCGCAGGTGATAATTATAACGTGCACTTCGGTGGCGAAACATTCTCAGATATGACCAAGCATCCTGGTGCAAGCACAGCCAGTATCGTACTTAGAAACGGCGCACGACTATATCCTACAGCTGCAGGACGATATCAGATACTCAAGTCCACATGGGAACGTGATGCTAAGGACTTAGGTCTTAAAGATTTTAGCCGTGAGTCACAGGACAAAGCTGCCATTTATGAGCTTCTGAAATCAGGAGCTATAGACCGTCTTGAGAATAATGACGTTAAAGGTGCGTTCACAGCTGCCAACAAAGTATGGGCTTCACTTCCTGGCTCTACACTAGGAAAGGAATACAATGGTAAGACCCGTGAGATGCAGTGGGTGACAGATGTGTATGATCGTGCACTCAAGAACAGTGGCACATCACAGACTCCACAGCTTACACAGCAAGGTAGTTTTTTACAACAGGCACTCGGGCGTCTTGGCTACGGACAGAACACATCGTTTCTTAACAATGCTCTTGCAAATTACAAGAACAAGACTTATGCTAACGTGGGTACTGTGCCATTTAACATGTACACAGGTAACAAACTAGTAGCCAGTGCAAACCCACAGCTTACTCCTGAGACAATAGCTGAGCTACGTGCTAAACTTCTGAACAAAGATCCTAATGTACAGTATGGTATTTCTTTCGTAGGTAGTAGTTTAACACCTACAGAAGTAGTAACAGACGACAAGGGTAATACTAAAGGATACTTTGAGGTAAACGATTCGGACTCTGTAACAGGGGCACCTCCTACTCATCCCCCTCTTGGTGGGGGTGCTTCTGTTACAGAGCCTGTTCTACCTCCTGACGTTGACCTGCTGCATAACACAAATACTACAGTGCAACCATCTATTCAGCAACCTGCACCTGCTCCTACTGCGTATAACTACAGTGGAGTAACAACACAGGTTGACCCACTACAAGTTCTGTCATTATCTGGTGACCCTTTAGTAGATAATCTGAAACAGAAACTAAAGTCACTAGCATAGTCATAAAGCGTTATTTCTTCTAGTTGTGTTTATAATATAAGTATGAAAACAACTAGGAGAATTTTATGGCTTCTTCATTTAAACAACTGACACCACTTGGCACATCAAGAACAAGCGGAGGCTCGTCTCTTGAGACAGCTGCCAACATGTGGTCACCAGACGCTACTATCAGTTCTAATCCTTACGCACAAGTAAAACTACCAACTATCAAACAGCCAAAAGCTCCAACACAGAAAGAGCTTAAAGCGCAACAGCTAAGTCAGCAGCTGTCTTTCGCAGGTCAGTTCACAATGGACGCTGTCAACAACATGATAAATGATAACAGTTTTATCAATGGAACAGCAGACCAGCGTACTCAGTTATTCGAAAACTACTCCAACAACACCATACCAGAATTTCTGAACAACCACCCACTCACACAGAGTGACCCTATGTTCAAGGCATCTGTACTAGCTCAAACACAACAGGCTTTACAGAATGCACTGAGTGACGCAAACAAAGGTATTGGCGGTACATCTATCGTAACTTCACTGAGGTCAGGCTTAGACAATTTCACCACAATGGCTAAGCAGTGGTTCAACTACGGCAAGTTACAGTCATTAGACCCTAATAACATTTCTACAGAATTCCAGAATAATTTAAAAACTCTGAACAAGCAGTACGAGCGTACCTTTGCACTTACTAAGAGTGCGCTTGACAATGCAAAGACTCCTGAGGAGAAAGCCAAAGCTCAGGCAGACTACGACCGATACTATGCGCAGTACAACAAAGAGCGTGCTGTTATTGAAGAGCTACGTGACCGTAAGCTAGAGAGTATGCCAAAGAGTCAGGCAGAAGCCTTTGCGAACTTAGTACGCATTCAGAGAGAGTCAGACGAGTTTCAGAGAAAGTTAGCTGAGGAAGATCCTAACTTCGCTGATATTCAGAAGCAGACACAGGTAAACATGCAGGACGGTGGGTTCACCAAAAACCTAGCAGGTATGTGGGGTGCTCGTGGTGGCAACATTGCGCTCAACTATTTCCTCCAGTCATCACCTACTATGTTAGCTACCTCAGTAGGTGCTGTTGGTGGTCCTGTAGGTATAGCTGCAGCATCCGGAGCTGAGGTACAGGCAGAAGTTCTGAACCAGATATTCTCTGATATAAGCAATGCACCTCTTGACGAGTTGATGAAAGAGCCTGTATTTGCTAAGGCATTTAAGAATTACAAGGACATGGGCGTAGCAGACCCAGAGGCATCAGCACGTGGCTACCTTGCTAATGAGCTTGTAAAAGAAAGTAACGCTATGTTAAAAGCATTCGGCGTTGGCGCTACCTTCGCAGCTGCTGAACCTATTAACCTACTGACAAAAGGGTCCTTAGTAAACAAGCTCCTATCTAAAGGTATTCTAGGTAAAACATTCAAGAGTAAGGCATCACGTGTAGCAGGTGGTACACTCATCTCACAGATGGGCGAGGGTATCGAGGAAGTAGCTGGTGCAAGTGTAGCCAACGAAGCATTAGGTAAGCCACTTACTGAGGATTGGCAAGAGCAGTTTTTCCCTGCATTCGTAAGCGCAGGCCCATTAGCAGCTGCAGGTGGTACAGTCAATGCTTTACGTGGTGACGCTACTACAGAACAGCAAGGTACTAATACAGAGCCTACTACTCCTAGTGAGACTAATGGTTCTACTACTCCACCGGCAGAGACTAGCGGTACTACAGAGACTAGTGGTACTAATGAGCATACAGGGTCTGAGAGTGGTGGTGACACTATCATAGGTAATCCATTCTATCGTCCCGCAGGAGATGAACAGGCTGTAAATAATGCTGGAGATATTGCTAATAGAATACGTGAACGTATTGAGTCTGCACGTGAGAGACTTACAGCTGAGGGTAATCCTCTTACTATCGGTAATCTTACTGTAGAGGAACAGAACGCTCTTGCTGAGGACATTAGCGCATTAAAAGCTACAGGTGTACAGAACGCAGAATACTTAGTAAATGATATGTTAAACTCATTTACACCTGAGAAACGTCGCAACTCTGGAAAGCTGAAAGCTGGTGATGTACTACTATCGACAACAGATATTCTTAATGCATACGCAAGTCGTATTGCTGAAAGTGCTGCACAAGGAACAATGCCTACAGCGGTCGCACCTACTGAGCCTACTACAACTGATACCGCAACTGAGACTGAGACTGAGAAAGCTACTACTGTAGCACCTCAGGCAGCTACAGGCTCACTACAGACACGAGGAGTAGACAGAGCATCGCCTGCTTCAATCTCACAGATGCAGGCTATTGCGGCTAACCCTATTCCTGAGAGACTGATTACTGATAACGTAGGAGCTCAGAATGGAGCGCCTGTAGTAACTGACGTAGGCGGTAAGATTGCTGACACTCAGAAAGGAAGTAAGACTATCGTTCAGTCTGGACAAAAAATTAACGGAGCATTCGTATCTGTTGACGCACAATGGGCAGTAGTTCCTGCATCTTCTCTGCTTGTATCCCACAACGCAGACGGTATAGCAAATGCAGACTACGACACTAATCCTAACAAAGATATCCACGTAGTATCTGGTAACGGCAGAAGCGCAGGACTTACACGCTCATATGTTACAAACAGAGCAGGAAACTACAAGAACGAGTTAGCTAAGCGAGCAGAACAGTTCGGCATTGATCCCGCTGTAGTAAACAGTATGAGTGATCCTGTTCTTGTTCGTGTTATTGATGAGAAAGATGCAACACCCGAGTTCGTACGTAGCGCAAACGAGAAACAGCTATTAGGAGCTAGTAGCTTCAACCAAGCTCAGCTAGATGCTATGGCGGTTGACGCCAACGGCAACCGTGCAATACCTGTAGGATATGAGACCGATAGTCGTGGTAATCCAACTGACGATGTGCTCATTAGGTTTATGAGTATCGCTATTCCTAACACTGAACACTTAGGATATGTTGATGCTAATGGTAAGCCTAACGGAAGACTGCGTGATAGATTTAATGCTGCTGTGTTTCAGGCTGCCTATGAGGATCAGTCACTGTTCAATACTATCTATGAGTCAGAACAGGAGGGAATGCGTAACATCGCTACTGCGCTAAAGAAAGCTGCAGGCTCTATGTTAGCTCTTGCCGATGCAGGAAAGTACGACTTGAGACAGTACATAATTGCAGCTGTAATGCGTGTAGTAGATGGCAAGAGTAAAGGAATGTCAATCAATGAGATAGCGTCGCTCACTGAACTTGTTGTAGATGATCCTACATACGAGTACTCAGTACGTGCTGTTCTTATGATGTTCAGAGATAACAACAGAAGTGCTGACGCTATTGCCAGTGTTCTCAGAGATTTTGCAGCACGTGAGCGTTCTGCTTATGAGTACGAGCAGAGTGCAGCACTTGGCGGGGATTTATTTGCTACAGACGCTCCGTCACCACAGTCGATATTCAATACAGTATTTAACGTTTCAGAGACCATAGGAGGACAGCAGGATGCTGCAGGAAGAGGAAATCAAGGAGCTACTGACACAGATAGCCAATCAGCAAACACCCAGCAGGCAGACACTGAGCAAGCTGGACAGCAAGACACTGCGCAGTCTGATGCAAATGGTACAGCAACTGAGAGCACAGGGACTAGCGGGACCACACGTGAGGAGCCCTCAGCGGCTCCTGACAATGTACCACCTACTGAACCAGCGCAGGATACAGGAGACAGAGTCGACAGCAGACCAGGTGATACAGTCCCTACCACCACAGGTGAGATCACAGATACTGGGGCAGGAGGCAATGCTGGCACGGCAGAGCAACGCAATGGCACAGACACAGGCACAGGCGGAAATGATGAAACTGCGAGACCGCAGACTCCTATAGCTGAGGGCAAGCTAACACAGGAGCAGTTCAAGACACTGTCAGTACGATTAGATAGAGAAGCAGATAGTGCTAAGAATATTAAGACAGCCTATGATAGTGCTATTGCAGCTGCTAAAGTCATGGCGGGTGATAAAGCCGATGACGAAACTATAAAGGCAACCGCTACTATCATAGCTAAAGTGATAACAGGTATTGCCAGAGTTACTGACGATACCATAGCTAATGTGTATACAACTATGACCCGTAGTGACTTCTTCGTAAAGTCTGGAAATAAAGCACTACGTCCAAATGAAGGAGGATATACATCTGTATCTATAGATGGTCGTCATCTAAGCGTAACAATGAATAGCAACGCAAAGAACTTCATGCGTACATTTATTCATGAGATGCAACATGTTCAGATATACATGTTCACTAACTGGGTAGCACGTACTCGTGGGCAGGAAAGAACAGAACAACAGAGGAAAGCTATCAAAGACTTCGCAGATACAATTCGTGCGTGTTTCACTTCACGTTATAAGTTTATGAGTTTAAGCGATGAAGATCTAGTTTACAGCTTCTCACTTGAAGCACGTAGCGCAAATAAACCGTTAGTATCTAATGAGGCTGACTTGAAGTACCATGAGTTCATGGCGCAGGCCGCAGTATTTATGCTTTCTGATGAAAAGAATTTCAGCAACTCACCTCTTGGAAAGTTGATGGCAAACGGCAATAGCATTATGCAAGCCATCAAGAATATATTAGATACTGTTCTTAAATATCTTAATATTCTATCCAATGAACTTCTTTTAGACAAGGACAGCAAACAATTTAAGGAAAAAGTAGATGTTAAAGGGCCATTGATAGGCAGTAATAAGATTATTAAACTGTATGTTCGCCCTATAGCTAGCTACTATGTAAATGGTTTACCTGAGCCAATGGCTCAATGGTTGCACGGTATTTACGACTACACATCTTTAGCAAGCTCTACAGGTGAAGTAACTGACACTTATGTTGACTTCGCTGTAATGGATGCGGCACTGACAAATATGAATGAGTCAGTAGGACTTACAGCTGATGTAGTAAAGGAATCTCTGTTAAAAGCATTCGAGGATGTTAGAGATGCACTGTTAGGCATTACAGAACAGCAGGAGGTAGCAGTACCTGCATCACAGGCAACTACTCCTAAGGCAGCAGTTAGAAATAAGACAGGACAGGTAGCTACTAGAGAAGCTCCTACTACTAACTGGTCTAACGGACATGATGTATCATGGCTAATAGAACAGCCTACTACACCTGCAGAGCAGAACATTGCAAGACAGATTATCAGTCTTGACGGTAAGATCGAGAGCGGCGCAAAGCATAATGTAATCGCACGACTTATCAAAAACGCATTGGACAATGGTGCTGACCCTGTACATCTTAGAAGCATGGTTACAGCTCTTGCTGACATGTATGACCAGACAGGAGGTTCATGGATATATGTCTCTGAGATACCAGAAACAGATACAGCAACCGTACAGCAGAAGCAACTGAGTGATACTGTTGACACAGCACTGGTAGCTAACTTACCTACAATGTTTGACAATATAACTGATAACGCTACTGTACAACAGCTAGCCTCAAGTGTTGACGGTAGGATTTTTGGTAACAAGTTCCTGGAGGATAGGCTACCTCTTGAGTTCCCTATGCTAGTAGGAAATGACCTCTTAGTAGATACTCCTATTGAGTCAGACGTAGGTCTGTCAGACGCTGACGCACTGAGCAATTACATCAGAGCTGCTGTGGCGGAAGAGCTAGCCATGTTACAGGAAATGAACATGACTGATACAGCTACACCATCTATGGTTGCCAAAGCTAAGGACACTATACGTAAGCGTGTTACTGCTGCCATAGGTTCTGCTGTCGAGCGCAACGAGGTCCTCTTACAGGAGCAGATGAACACTGTGTCCTCTCTGTTATCAGAACACCCAGAGTACATAGAAGCTATTGACCCTGCTAATCCTGTAAATCCTATTCTCACAGTTGACGGACTATCAGACGAAGACGCTGTGGCTATTGCCAATGGGCAGGGTACAGTACGTACTCTTGTGTCAGGTCGTTCTGACACTGCAACCGCAGACAACAGCATGGGTATTGTAGGAAGCCAGTACGGTACTATGTCAGAGGAAGCTGACGAAGCTATTAAAAAGATTGTTATGAATGATCTCATTAGCGCAGTAGATGACGGTATGGGCAACTCCACCTACATAAACATGACAGATACTCCAGCTTACAGAAAGTTCGTAGAGAAAGGAAGCGATCGTATTATCAGAACTGAAAGCCCTATAGATTACAGTACTGCTACTACAGTAGCTTCTATTCTAGGTGACAAACTAGGACTTCAAGGATACGATAGGCTTGGCAGCCTAGTAAGCCAAGAAGCATTTAACGCAATAGCTAAGAACATAAAACAGTATGAGGCAATCTATGCGTACAATCCAACTGTTATGCTCGGCAACATTCGCTATTATGTAAGTGCTGAAATTATGTCACGTATGGGTGCAGGATATAATATCCTAGATAGAATAGAACGTGGCACAGCAGACGAAAACGGTGGCGGTTATGCTAATGCTTCTGCTCACGATATAAGACATGTGATAAGAACAAGTAAGGGGATGGAAGAAGACATAGCTAAATACCAAGCAGAAAAGATAAATAAGACATCAGCTGCGGATACTACAATGCTTCACGAGCTACAGCATCTTATCGTAGGAGTTATGTGTAGCGAGGGTAACTCAGAAAAATATATTTCACCTATACATGACCAGTTAAAGAATCTGTTTATCGATTTTGCCCACGATGTAGGTATTCCTGTAGGTGATGAGTTCAATAAGGATGCATGGTTAACACATGACTACAGAAAAGCCTCAGCAAACGGAGAGCTGATACCTCACGAAACATCGTCAATAGCTGCTGAATACTATGCTTACTATCCTAATAATGAGCGTGCAACATCACGCAATAAACTTATATCGTTCTTAACATCATTCGCTAAGTTGTCTAAGCAGCCGTCTCTGATGAAGAGAATGAAGTCTGCAAGAACATTTAGCATATCGCTAGGTGATAGAAACAGCCTCACATACAGAATACCATATAAAGTATTCAATAAGTATGGAGTCACTGCTGCTATGCACAGTTTCCTTGACGCCATGTATAATCAGGACATTATTGATAATGAGTTCAGTAAGTATGTAACTAACGCATCAACACGCAACCTAATTGATGCTATGTTCAATGATCTTGTGCTAGCAGACTATATAACACAGTACGTTTACAGAACATATGCGACTAATCCAAAGATTAGTGTAGAAGATGTGTTCAAAAAAGTAGGTAAGGTTGTAAACGATATCATATATGATATTGCTAAGAACAACAGCTTACACAGCACTAGCAACAACTATGCAGTAATGTATCGTAACGGTAACAAAGTAAGCACTATACCTACTGATGGTGGCATGAACATACAGACATATGTTAAATTACCTAACAATTACATAACTGTTTCTGATACGTCAAACTATGGTGTTACTGAGGACACAGACTACAGAACCATTGATTACAAAGGCTTTGGAGAAGCTGAGCGTAATTTTGTATATCGTACCTCTGACATGCAACGTTTAATCAGTGATGCGCTACATGGTGATACACAGTCCGCAAGATACAGAGAATCTGTAGCTAAGCTACGTGAGCTAGGTGCTGACGCACTCGTAGCAAAAGGTGGGCTGTTAGAAACTAATGTAATCATGCTGAACAATCCTGCTGATATTTCATTCGACCTGTTCTATCAGAACGAGAACAGTGACGACACCATAATAATGCATGACATCACTGATATTGATAGCCTTGCTGATGAACCATTCAAACAGCAGGAAGCTATAGATAAAGCTGCCAGAATTGTTTCTGATATTCAGCAAAAGAACGCTGCAGCTGCACAGGCATATATTAGTGACTTCTCAGTAGCGGAAGACACATTCCTATCGCAGGGACTTATGGACCCTATATCACCTAACTGGTGGTCGAAGTTATGTACAAATGTTCGTGAGATAGCTGTCGATGAGAATGCTGCTATGCACAGCTGGACATCGCTCAACTTACCTACACGTGCAGGAGGACCAGGTACAAGCAGTGTAAATATGGAGTTCACACTGTCACGTAACCGTGTCTTAGCAGCCCGTACTGAACTTGCAGAGACCTGCATTGCTCCGCTCAACGACTACCTAAAGAGTGTAGCTGACGAGTTAGGAATAGATGTAGCTACTGTTGCAAAAGACTTAGGTACAATGTATACAGACCTACATACTCTTGAGGCCCAGCGTAAGCAGGAGACAGAGCTAGAACAGAACATTGTACGTGCACAACTACTGCCAACAGGTATAGACAAAGAAGCAGTTGTAGCACAGGCTCAGGCTGAAATTACTATGTTCAGAGAGCGACAGGCAGGCGAGGACAACGGATTCAAACTGTACGGAGGTAAACCTGCAAAGGATTGCATGGAAGAGCTTACAAATCTGTCACAGACCTATGAGGGCGTAGCAGACGAAGCTATGGTACGCTTTAGGGATGCGTTCCAATCTGTAGTAAATATCATGTTAGAGCGCGGCATTCTTTCAGATGAGTATCGCTCATACTTCGGCGACTTCATGTACTACATGCCACTATATACTAAGACACAATACGAGGACACCAAGATCAATGATGTAGTATCTTTGTTCTCACCTAAACAAGACAGAAGCAGAAAAGGCTCTACATCATTTGCGCTTGACGCCTATACAAATCTGAATTGGTTGGTAGGTAGAACAGCTAATAGCTTAGGTTCTAAGAAACTGGGTGACGAGCTTATCAACGCCTACAACTCACTACTATATAGATATAACGTTACAGCCCCTACAGGAAGCAGTAAAGTCAATGTCATTAAGGAAAAACTAGGTAAGATTACAATTACTGGTGTCAACGGCCTGTATATTGCTGACGCTGACTACATTAACGCAGTAGCTATAGGGCATGAGAGTGTACCTGAGGTTCAGCAGAGACACGCTCAGAGCCTACGAGATCATGCTGCCCTCCTAGTACGTAGAGTTGAGCCTGTTACTACAGCAGACGGAGTCGTGACATCAGTATCAAAGAACTACTATGTTTGGTTTAATGAGCACGATGAGGACTACATCGATACTATAAAGGTGCCCAATGGAGACGGTAGAGGTAATAAGCTAATAAATATAGTGAACCATGTGGATAGTAACTACAAAGTACACCGTGCTTTGTATGAGCCATTCCATTTGGACAATGAACGAGAGACTACTAATCAGAAAGCACTTAACCTATTGAGGAAAACAACCTCTGGCTTCGGTCAGTTGTTCACCACTTACACTGCGTTCTTCCCAATTATCAACGCAGAGCGTGACTTCGTAGAACGTGCTACATTTGCTAACAACAAGACCTATCGTGACGTCAACGGCAAAGCTGTGTCTGGTTCAGTAGTTATGGCTCGCATGTTAAAAAATGGTATGTCGTTCGGTAATGCTATGCGTGCAGCCTACACAGGAAAGCCTGAGAACATTGAAGGAATTGACGGCGAGTACCTAACAGAAATGAAGAAGCTAGGCATTATGAACTCAGCTTCTATATCACGTATGCTTGACCAGAATGGGTCTAAGCTACGTTCTGTAATCGAGAGCAAGCTACCACTGCTTACTGACGAGAACGAGCGAGCCTCTCTTATAAAACAGTTAGCAGGAACTCCAAGACAGGCTCTGCGTGTATGGGCAGAAATGCTGTACACTGTACCGGCATACGCAATGTATAAGGCATTAAGAGAGTGTAACATTGCCCCTCGTGACTCTGCCTACTACGTAACAGAAATGATGAACCTCTATATGAAGAGTTCATTAGGTAGAGGTCTGTCCTATGTGTTCCCATTTGTAAGCTCAATAGGAAACACAGCTACACAGCTTGTCAACTCAATCGGTCTGAACTTATATACTCTGAGTGACAGCAAAGTAAAACGTGCCGAGAACGCAAAGAACACAGCACGTACAGGTCTGCTAATGATGGTAGGTATCGCAGGTATATCAGCACTACTACCTGTTATTGCAATAGGTCTTGGTGATGGCGATGCTGACGAGGGATACAGAATTATGGACTCTAAGCCACTAGGTTCGTTAAACTACATACCTATTCCTGTAGGAAATGGTAAGTCAATCAAACTGCCATTAGGTTTCGGTCTTGGTCCTATGATGGTACAGATGGCGATTGGTATTAACCGTATCATGCGCAACAGAACAACTATAGGCTCAATGATGTTCGATATCGCAGATAGCTTAATCAGATGCAACAGCCCTCTGACAACACCTAACTACGATACAAAGAATATGCAGGAGTGGGCTGGTAAAGTTCTGTACACCATAACGCCTACACTGCTACAGCCTATAACAGCTATGGCTCTTAACAAGGACTACTGGGGTACTCCTATTAACAGAAACAAATACGCCAACAATATGGAGAGAGCATCTGATAAAGGTAGTATATCAACAGCTCAAGGTTGGAAAGCAGGAGCTAAGTGGCTGTACGACACAACAGGAATAGATATTGCTCCAGAGTCTTTGAGATTCCTAGCCAAGTCTTACGGTGCTGGTCCTTTCTCATACGTTGCATCATATATCGACAGCCAGAGTCAGCTATCAGATCCTTCCCATCCATCAGTACGCAAGAGCATTGGTCCTGTGTTATCAGCTATGGGTGCTTCATCATTCTACGATATGGCAGGAAATATTGACCAGCAGGCGTTCTACTCTGCCTATGAGTTCTACGACAGTCTAGTACGTAAAGCTGGAGTGTATGATATTATCAAAGGAAAAGGAGCAGAGAACAATGCTGCTGAACATAGGCGTAACACACTGCTACAAATGGGATTTAGTCCGCTCGTAGCAAATGACGTGGCACTTATGTACAGAATGGACAGCGAACTAAAGAAGCTATACTCTCACTTTAGCAAAGCAATAAATGAAGCATACATGCGCAAAGTTCCTATTGAGGAAATTCGTGCAATGGCTGCCACATACTACGGACAGCGTAATGCTTACATGCACAGTGAACTGTCTAAGCTAAACTACTATAATAATAAGATAGATAAGGAAGCAGACAATCTGCCACCTAAACAGATACTAGATATGTACAGGAGTGCCTATGGCAATAATTAAAATCTTACGTGGCCAGCCATCGCTGGCCGTAAGGCTCGTAACACAAGGAGCACCAGGTCAACAGTTAGTTGACTATAAGAATGTTCGCCTTGTTATCATGGCTTCTCGTGAGCCACGTTTAGAACCGCCACTGTCGCCACAGCATTTCTCAGGATACTGGCCAGGACATGACGTAGAGTCATGGAACGATCAGTTTGTTTTGCCTGAGGAACTACCGCTACTCGTGTACCCTGCATTCACAGTAAATGACGATGGTGAGATAGTGTTCAGATTTGATGACAAGATTAACAAGAGAATGGGGCGTTACTTAGGAGTTATAGAGCTTAATGACGGAACTATTCTAACAACTTTAGATTTGGATATCTGTACACAAATATGGGTAGCCGACAGAGTAACTACAGAGAGGTTGGACTAATGATATTGAAACCATTTAGCTCATATCTGAGCGCAAAAATTGGAGCAGGCGACACTTATCTTGCATTAAGTACTGACGAGCTAGCACGTCTAAAGACACTGGTACCTGCAGGTGAAGAGATTATCCTCACACTGTCAGACGGGTTACACCGTGAGTACATCACTGTTAAGAATGACAACGGAACTTTAGTAGCTACACGTGGCGTTGACTCAGACAGCTACGCATTCCCTAAGGGAACTTGTGTTTTCTTCGAGAACTCAGTACCTGTAACCAAGTGGATCGTGTGCAACTACCAGTGCTGTGAGGGTGACTGTCCTATTGACGCTGTTAAATCACAAGGTGCAGTGCTACCTGAGGGCAAGGTTAACAACGCATGGAAAGGATCAGCTGTATTCTCAGGTGACTTACCAATGGTCATAGGTGTAACAGGACTGCCAGCCTGGTGTAAAGCTGAACAGCAGGGTAACTATCTGTACCTAAGCGGAACTCCTACAGCTGTTGGAACATATCATATATCAATAGCAGCATGTAATGACTTAGGTCGTAGCATTGCTATTCAGAGTGGGGATATAGAAATTAAAGAAGAATAAAACAAAAAGCCACATGATTATGAGTCATGTGGCGATATCTTATATGTCCTATAAGTACTCAGGCCAACCAGAAATTCTTAGTGATTTTGAGTTGTCACCTTTGTACTCGTTGGCAATAGCGTGTAACGACTTTAATGGTCGTACTCTTTTCTTTTTAATCTGCCTACCACTGCAAGCATAGTGTACAAGACCTGTATGCTTGTATTGCCCACCACGTAGCAATCGTTCTACTTTGAATATCATGCTATACCCTCAAATAAATCCATACAGCATTCACTACCAACTATATTAGTGCATGGTTTGTTCTCGCCGTATTCTATGTAACATTTGTCTTTCACATATATATTGAAAACTTTTTGACGTAGTACGTCTTTTGGTATCTTATTACCTTTGGCATCAAGAGTGCCATACTCTCTATTTACGATACTTCCAAGCTCGTACTTATCCACACCATCTATAGATGTCAGAATAATTGAATTGCATTTAATAAGTTTGATACACTCATCTACGGTCATATTGTAGCCTCGTGAAATCTTAAAACGTCTTTAACTAACTTGAACTTGTTATAATCGTACTTAGCTTCATAGCGTAAGTACAGTTCTGAGTTTACTATTATTGCTGAATATACATACCAATAACGCTCGTCAGAACGTACCTTATATAGAACTCCAGACTCATTGTCAAAGAACAAAGTACCTAATTGCATAACGCTTCCTCAAGTGTATAGTTCTTAGATATAATTCTGCTTCTGAAAGTTGACTTGTTTACACCATAGTGCTTGCACATAGCAGTAGTACTTGGATATCTATTTCCAAGATGGTCGCACACAGAATAAATTGAATCACGTCCTGTTAAGGCTTCTTCTAATGAGCAACCGGCTCTAAGCCTATCGTGGTAAGTTGAGTATTGTACATTATGATAGGTACACATTTCAATAATGCTGTTAAACTTTTTACCATTGTGATCTTCACATACAGCGCTGTGCCCTTTAGTGCCATACATAGGAGTAGTTAGAGCTTCTTCAACTGACATACAAAGATTATTAAGTCTATGGTACAGAACAGATGGTGACTTACCCCACGCTCTAGCCATCTCGCTTAGTGACTTGTACTCTTTTCCAAGATGATCTTTAGCTGCTACTTTAACCATATTAGGATATGTAAGTGCTTTCTCTAAACTCATTCCAGCCTTAAGTCTTCCGTATAACATAGACACTGTAATATTCCATGCTCTAGCCATCTCTGATTTCGATATGTATGTATTACCTAAATGGTCAGACACATCCCCAGAAGAACCCCTACGTGGTAAACGTTTTGTAGTAAGTGCCTCTTCTAATGATAAATGTTTTACATTAAGTCGGTTCTCAATTGTTGCAACATTTAAACCATATGCTTTAGCACGTGCTAGTTTCGACCTATACTCATTACCTAAGTGGTCTTTAACTCCAATATACATAAAAACTCCTGACGCAAAAAAGGAAAGCACTTAGTATTGAACCGTGTTCCATAGCCTAGTGCTTTACTGAGGGTAGCCTGTGATACACCATCAAACCTTAACTTTATTATATAGCACTAATTTGTAAAAGTAAAGTTATTTGTCAAATAGTATAAACTTTTCTACAGCCCATAGGGCAAATGGCGACACCATAAGAGAAGCCACTAACAGAACAATCAATAGTTCTCTTGTAGCTACATAAATTTTTACCATATGTTTTTTAAACTGTACTGCCATTGCTCCTCCTATTAGCGACAAATCTTTTTAGATCTTCTCTCTCGTACTCATTGTGGAATGTGTACACTAGATGATAGCAGCTATCATTAGTGATTATATCTAGCTTAGAATATATCAAATGAGTGCTATTCTGGAGGTGGTCATTAAGTTCATCTAAACTAGTAAACTTTAAAATATGTGCAATCATTAGTCCCCCTCTTGGATTTATATTAGTCCTCTACAGGATATACAGCATAACCATAAGCACGGACTACCTGCTCAATAATAGCGTCAACATTGTCAGCGTTAATGTCGTTAAAGTCTAAGTCCAATACCTTATCCATAACACGTAGCATTGCGTAGTTACCTAGCTGATAGTTCATTAAGCTAGCTCTCTCTAGTACTAGGTTGATAATGAATGGACCGCAAATAATTGATTTATTCATAGCTTCCATTTGTATTCTCCTTGTAATTACTCGTAATGTTTTCTCTCACGTTTAACGTAAGGTGTAGTGAGTGCTTTCTCAAGCCCCCACCCTGCTCTGAGTCTGCTTGTTACTATACGTATCGGTACGTTATAGAACTCAATCATTGCAGCCACAGAACTGTACATCTTACCATTATGGTCGTACGGTGCCAGCTTACAGTTGCGCTCGTTACGTGGTCGCACCTCCATAGTAAGTGCCTGCTCAAGACTCATACCACTGGCTAGTCTTTTATCTACAGTCTGATAGGACACACCGTATGCTGCCGCACGCTTACGTCTTGATGCATATACGTTGCCTAAATGGTCTGTTACTTCTGTGTTTGTGTGGTTTCTCTCTGGACGTTGTTCGAACGGAGCTTCAATAGCACGCTTAACACTTAGCCCATGATTGAGCCTATACAATACAGATGGATATGGTTTGTTCTGCGCTCTGCACAGTTCAGCCACACTGCTGTATTCTACTCCATTGTAGCTAATCATAACTCTCCTCAAGTTTTAAAGTTACCGAAGTGTCAGGAGCAGGTAGATCAGGTACAACCACCTCATGTGGTAGTTTCTGAGCTGCCTCCTCAGTCATTCTAATATATTTGTAAACGCTGGAACGCGGTACATTCAGCATACCGCTGATGCTTGCACCAGATGATCCGTTTGCGTGTAGGTCATGTACACGCTTCCACATCTCGTATGTGAATGTTCCGCTCTTTAGGAAAGGTTTTGTCTGTTTAGGAATATGTCTATCGATATTAGCAACAGAAGCCTTTAATTTCTTAAGTTCTTCCTCATGCTCATTCATGCGAGTTAAGAGACCCTCGCAGAACTTAGCGATATTATCTAGACGCTCATCTGTTTTCTTTCTGTCGCTATCGACAATACCTAGAGCCTGAGCGATAGCTCTAACTTTTTCTTCTAGTGTCATAGCCCCTCCAACTAATGCTACTTGTATTATAGGGACTATGATAACTAAAGTCAACTACGCAATTCTAAAATCGTCTCCTATCTCAGCTTCACAGGCTACAGGGAATCCACATAGCCAATCTGGAACACTAGCCATAGCCTGTTCCATTAAGCTCTTAACCTGTTCTGCTTTGTTTGATGGGACTACGGTAATCCAAGCATCGTGAATGTTTGCTTTCAGTGGTATACCCATCTCAGTCATACGACAAGCCTGCCAGCCTAACATCATAAACGCATAGGACTGACAAACATTCTCAACACCACCAGCACCATAAATGTTCTTAGGTACGGCTTTACCATGCTCGATACGGTCATAACACATACTTGTAAGTCCTGTGTCCTGATTTACTGTGAAGCGCAGATTAGGATACCAGAGGTTATAACCGTTAGGTAGCCTGATGAATGGGCTAACAATATCAGTGCATGGTATAGTTGCTCTTCCGAAGCAGAACTCATTATGTGCTCCGAATGTCGCATAATCGCCAAGAGCCGTGTTCATTGCTAACTCTCTGATAACATTGTCAGTTACTTTCCAGAAGTTTACAATCGCATAGTTAGTAGCACGATAGATTGAATGAGCGTGTGTCGCAATCTTAGCGTGCTCTGCAAGGTTATCGCTCAGTTTAACTCCTGAACGTAGCAGAGTATCAGAAAACTTCCGAGCAGACACACCATAGCCAGCAGACAGAATACATGTCTTACCTACATTACGATATGTTTTATATGTATCGTGCATAGGATGAGAGCCAATCTTAGCAGCATCATGGATATCTTTTGCAGGCACGTTAAATATCTTACTAGCCATCTCAGCGTATGGGTCACGTCCATCTTTGAACTGTTCAACTAAGTCTGTCTGACCCGCTACCCATGCAAGAATACGTGCTTCAATCTGAGATGAGTCACAGGCTACTACCTTATATCCTGTAGGAGCCTGTATTGCCTTTCTCAATGTGAGCTTAGATGGGTCACGCTTGCTTAGGTTCTGGAAATTCAAGCCGTCTGATGTACCCTCGTTACCAGCTGTGTATCTTCCTGTGTGCGCCTTTAATGCACTAAGCAGAATAGGTAATGGTCTATCGGCAAATGTCAGCAGAGAGTCTGTTCTACTTCTTTGAATAGAAGAGTTATGTTCTAGTCTTGCTGTAACTAACTTAGCTACTCTTTTGTCATCATGGTGCTTAAGAGCCACGAAGTCTAAGTCAGTCTTAGAAATTGCAGGCACCATGATACCCTGCTTAGCTGATAGTTTCATAGGACACTGAACACCTAGTGACTCCAATAAAGATGGGAATGTCTTACGAGATCTAATAGCTTTAAGCATATCGTCAGCTGTAGCGTAACCGAGCATCTTACCTAACTCTGACATAGCTGTGTCAGTAGTATTGTCAAGGTGTGACAGGTAGTCTTTTAACATTGCACCATTAGGAATGAACGATGGCTCTGTAGCCATCTTAGCCGTAAGGTTTATCAGCTGCAAAGCGTCAGTGTTGGTTACGTGTTTAATCATTGCAAAGAAATTCTCTGAACACTGGTAAGTATCCTCACAGCAGTACTTCTTAAAGTCATCCCATTCCTCAGGAGTGAAATCTTTTATAGCAACCTTACCATCTGAGATAACTGTTCCTGGTCTTTTGATACCATTACCTAGTGCGTTTGTTAAGGACTTATGCGAGCATGACATAACTCTTGATAATCCTAACCAGTGCATAATACTGATGGTATCAACTATAAATGCAGGTTTTATTCCGTAGTGGTCAGACAGCACCATACCGTCAAATCCATTGATATTATGTCCTACAGTAACAGTGTCTGCTCTATCGAGACCTAGTGCTTTAAGCACCTCAATGTCTTTATTGTCAACACACTCAACGCACATTGTAGGACCATGATCTACTCTGAATGAGAAACACTGCGGAGCAAATCTCTCATCTCTTATGTACTCGATTGGACCCATCTTTGTGAGCGTATAGTTATCCTTAGACGACCAGTAGGTCTCAAAATCTATTGTCACAACTCGCATAAAAACCTCACTACTTGTTGCGGTGTGGACAGTCTGGACTATCACACCACTTACAGAAACGATTAGGTGTTTGTATAAATTTGTTTATCTCGATAGCATGTAGCGTATCTGTGTATGCCTCCAAGAACTCAAGGCATGGGGACGTAGCGAAACTTAATGGGTCTGTGTCGTTGATATTAAACTCAGAAACGTCAATCTGCTCGTATGTATAGTCACCACTATCAAGATACATGAAGCCTATATTGAAATTGGTTATACCTGTGGCAGCCTTAAGACATACAGCGTTTACCTGTAGCTGTAGTTTGTCAGACTCGTACTTCTTACCTGTTTTCCAATCAAGTACTACACCTAAGTTGCACTCTGGTTTGAATGCGAATAGGTCAACACGGCATCTTATTTTATTTGTCTCAGACTTATCCCAGAAGTCAACAGCTTTGTAGCCATCAGTACCTATGCCGTACTCAGTCTTAATGTTCCATCCCTGGCGCTTCATAGTCCATACAGTATCAACAAAGTTTTTTGCATACACCTCAGACTTCTTATCAGTCCACTTGACATTGTCCCACCCATATAAGCAGGCTGTCTCCATTAAACTGTGTAGCTGTTCACCACGCTTAGCAGCGTCACTCTGTGTGTACTTTAATTCCTTTGTAATATATGTCTGTTTAAACTTGTATGGGCACTGAACAAAAGTCTTGAGTGCACTTGGTGATAATATCATTTAATACTCCTTATGAAAGGCACAACACATGAACGCCCGTCTTTAGTCTCAAACATAAGCATTGACTTGGCATCGCTCTCACTAGCGTTCATATACTCAACCATGCTAGTCTTTGAGATATTCCATGACAGCTCAGGACATAGGTGTACTGAACTATCTTGGCGGCATCGGTGTAGCCAATCAATAAAAACAGGTAGACCTATATCATCTATCACTAATGTATTTCCATTAGCTGCACGGATGTCCTGCATCTCAGATGTCTGCAATAGTGTAGGCAGTGTAGCTAGAGCTACTTTCTTATTGGTATCCCATCTCATATGAGCTTTGAACTCAATAAAAAATGGTACGCCTAACATAAGCATAAAGTCGTCTGGTATTCCTCTGCGGCCTATACCTCTCTGATTTACAGGAAAGGTATAGAAACCTAGCCTATGTATCTCGGCACGTGCCTTGCTTTTGATCTTACCCTCTGGTGTCATTATTATTCCCCTATCTTATGTGCATTGAAATAGCTGTAACCATCATTGCGTGGCAGGACACAGATCAGTTCATTATCTCCTGTGAACTTTATTTTCATTGAACGCTTCTGATTTTCTGACCTCCTAGTACTGTCGTATGGAAATATACCTAGCAGTAATTTGTTAGGAAATGTCACTACCTCAGTCTGTTTTGCAGTAGGTATTAGCTTAAGTGTAAGACTATCAAGGGTGCTTATTAGTTTTAACTCAAAGCATCCGAACAGTAATAGTTTTCCTCGTGCGTATAAGCGTACTTCTTTAGTTGTCATTGCTGTTCTCCTTTGTTACTTTAAATTTGTATACCATCTGTGTTGCCTGTACAAGGCTTGGTACGTCACATCCTAAAGCAAATCGTTTTGTCTTGAGACCGTAATGTGCGTAGCCTAAAGTATTAAGTTCTGTAAGCATAGTCTCCATTGAGACACCACGCCTCTTGCACCAATCTGATAATGCTCTGCTTGATACATAAACCGTATCTGAGTCAACCTCTCTACGCACATACAACATTCTTGTAGGTAGTGATACTACATAAGGATCGTAGTTAGTGCCACCAAATGTAGGTACAGTTGACACAGTACCATTCTCTTTCTCGAATGCTTTTTTAGTATGTGCCTTAACAATCAGAGTGCTATCAAGATTATCGTTCAAGAAGTCAACCAATAAGTTTCCACCTGTTGGCTTATCTAATTTAACCTTTGCTCTCAGTGATGGTAGCAACTCATTGATACAGTACTCACGTAATGCGTCAATGTCGTAATCAATAAGTCCCATTGACTTAGCAATCATACCAGCACACAGAGGTATAGCCATACCGTACAACCAGAATCTCTCGTCACTTGACTTAGCATACTTGACTGCGAACTGCTCTGACTCCTTAATAACAGCATCTATCAGAACTGGGTGCTTCATTATGAATTGAATAAACGCTTTACCTGCTATGCCATAGTTATTTCGTGCAGCTGTCATAGCATCGTTAATCTCTAACGCCATAGGAGTATTGGTGTAATCCTTAAAGTCGCACACGCACTCAATCAGTCTCATACAGGTAGCAGATGTCTGCGCTCTGTAGTCTCTTAATGACTCATACAGGGACTGATTAGCTGTGAATACTGTGATAGTCTCCCAGTGACCAGCCTGCGCAAGTCCAGTACCTGATGATGTCGAACGTGCTTTTTCTCTACCGTTTACAATGTCATACAGCATTGATGCTGCGTCATCATCATGGATACCTGTTATCTCATCAATCAGAATTGGTAAGTTGCGATACACTGCATACTGTTGGAAACGTGCAGCGTGCGTATCAGTCCTACCCATAGGCATCTGCTGTGGGTCTCCCCATACAGAAGCCAATGCTTTGAGTAAGGCTGACTTACCCTTACCACCGTTTATGTCCCACAAGTTATAGGCTACATTGGTTGCAGTACCTTTACCAAACTGCATGAGCGGAGCACCAAAAGATGCACACATTAGAAGCTGTGCGAACTTCTGGTCTAATGTGCTATATAGTCTAGGTACTTTCTTCCACTCCTCAAGTGAGCCACACACCCCACCCATCTTACTCGCTACAGACTGAGAACGTTCATCAAGTCTAACCTGTTGTGTACCTTGAGATGTGTACATGACTGGGCCTACGATAAAACCGTTCTCTGTCTTGCCTGTCTTTTTGTCAGCCCATTTCTCCCATCCAAAGTGATTACGCACATACACCTCTGGTAGATTGTTCTGAACCGCTGCAATATATGTATTCATAAATTTGTAAAAGTCCTTGGCATATTGTGGGTTAGGTAGCATACCGCACTGCGCCGTCCATATAACCATCTTCTCAGTACCAAGTGCGTCACTGATTGAGAATGGTATATCTACAGGAGCACATCCTGGTGCCACCTTACGCATAAGGTATGTTCTCTTAGGAACTAGTCCTACTGTATTGTCGATGCATAAAGTATGAATATAGATTTCAATATCTGATATTAAAGTGTTATAAGGAACACCGTCATCGTCTGTATCTATCTTGAATATACCTTTACCTGGTACTACAGTGAACTTGCTATCCTTATATGGTTTAATTGTGATTGTCTCAGTTGCGTCACCAAGTGCAATCTCTTTTGATAAATCTGCGTTCTGCAATGATACAGCAGGTACTGTTATTTCTTTCTGAGTAGCTACGTCTGCTAGTTTCCATGGTGTCTTAACCTTATTCCTATAAGGACAGTTAGCACATTTCTCAGGACAGAGAGAACCGAAAGTCTCACAAAGACCAGGACCATAGCTATCCTTACTCTCTCTAAGATTTACAATAAGTTTATCAAGTGCTTCCTTGTCATACTTTGAATGGTCAAGAGCTGCAAGTTTATGCAACCACTCATTAGTTATATCTGTATGTAGAAGAGTACGAACTGCAAGCATCCAAGCAGGATAAGAGCTTGACGCCATACTTCCAATCTGAGGGCAACGCTCTGCCATGCTTATCCAACTTCTAGGAGTAGTATCTTTCTTGTACTCTGTGAAGCAGTTAGAGAACTTAGGCATGGAACTCATAGTGACAGCAGGTGTAGCAGTAGGCACAACAGAACCTGACAACGCTATGAGTTTCTTAGCGAACTCTATAGGGTTCGTAGGCTCTCCCCCTCGTGTAGCTACATACACACCTGCTGTAGTACCACGCTTATGGTTTAGTGTACCAGGTACTCTGAGTACAGAGGCTAAGTCTTTTGTTCTGTGGTGGTCAGCTATAAGATTGTAGTTCTTACAAACTTTAGCCAGCATACCTGCCATTATCTTCCAATTAGCAGAGTCCACATCCTGTGTGAATGGCCAATATAAATGCCAACCATAGCCACTGTTTACAATGATAGGCTCAGGTAGTCCTGTGACTTTGAGAAAGCTCTGCAATGCTACGAGAGCGTCACGCTGTGTAGCATATGCTCCTCCTGTCAGAGCTTTCTCAGAGTCAACGTCTAGGTCAAGCCACATTGACTTCTGTCGTAGGGCGTGGTCTGACTTACGCTTGAAATCATCTATCTGAAACATTGACATTGCGAAATACACGTCAGCTTTATTGCTCATAGATAGCGCATACTGAGTAGCAGTTGCAATGTCAACAAAAGGTTTGTTCGAACAATACTTATTAGCACCAGCTATAGTTGTTATACAGTAGACGCCATTGACGTTTGCGGATGGTAGTACTCTCTCAAAGAACTCAATGGTGTTCACTGTTAAACTCCTAATCTAATTTATAACTATCAATCAAACCAAACAACCAACCTGACAGGTCATCTTTATGCTCGTTAGCCTGCCAAGGAAATATACCCTGCTGCAAATAGTATCTGAATGCGTCATGAAAACGTATCAGCTTATTTTCTGCTCGCTCTCTGGCGTTGTCTTTCAACCCCAGAACTGTCTTAAGTGGGTAGCCGTTCATGTAGAACAGTAACTGCTTCCTACTAAGACCAGCGATGTCAAGAAAGTAAGTAGTCTCATCCCACAACTTTTCTAAATCACCGTTGGTCATACTAACTCCTAACTCTTAGCAGCTGTAAGAAGAGCAGCAAGATCAGCAGATGTTGTCAGCACTGGCTCAGATGGTGAAGCTGTAGCAGGATTTACTGCTGGTGCTACAGGTGCAGGCTGTGGTGCAGGCTGTGGTGCAGGAGCTGTAGGCTGAAGCTCGTCGATAGCTTTCTGTGCTCCTGCTATAAGATCACTCAGCTCTGCTCCCTTGTTAATATCAGACACCTGCTGTAATAGTTTGTTGGCGTCGTCAAGTACAGAGTCAGCAGGACTAATTACAGGTGCAGGCTGTGGAGCAGGTGCTATAGGTGCAGGCTGTGGAGCTGATGCTACAGGAGCTTGAGCTGCAAGTGGGTCTTCCGGTAAGGTGTTAACCTTTAACAGGTCAGCAACTTCAGAAGATGTAGCCACTGATACAACTTTCTGTAATACATCGTTAGGTAACAGCTGTACAGTTCCATTAGCATTCATAGCAGGAATGAACTTAACAGCTGGAATACCACCAGAACGGTCAAGAACAATCTGAGTTGCAATACAGCATGGCAGAACACCAGCCTTGCTTAAGAACCTGCGATAGTTAGAGTAGGACAGAGCAGTAACTCCACCTAAGTTGCAGTTGTCACCAAACATGGATACTGCGTTGATGTCAAATACTACAGGTGTGATGTTGCCTGTGTTATCAAGAATCGCAATAACAGTTCTCTGCTTGCGTGAGTAACCATACTTACCAGTACGTGGGTCTTTCTCCATTACTGATGGTGGTACAACAGTAGGAGTAGGGTCTGACGCATACCACACTGCATCAGGCTTAATGTTCTCAGCGGTTTGTGAATACACACCTGCATAGTAGGTAAGGTAATTACCCTTAGGATCGTCGCCTAAAAACACTACTGTTAAAGGTTTATCACCAAGTGCAGTAACAGAAGAACCTGATACCAGTGAGAAAGTGAAACCTTTTAACGAAAGTCTTGAGAAGCTCTCGCCAAAGTTGTCAGCAAAATTTGTTGCTGATAAACCCTGTAACTGATTAACAAGTTCTGCAGGTAAGTTGTAGTTCTGCTGCATTAGAGTTAAATCAAATCCCATTTTATTTTCCTCTTGTTAAAATTAAGATTTACGAATTGATAGGTCGGTAACAACTCTTAGATTAAGTCCGATTGATTTTGCTATTTCAGCAACTTTAGGATTACTTACATCTAGCTCATCACTCTCGCTTAGTCCTGCCTGCTCACGAATGTATGCAAGCACAGAGTTCTTAGCTACAGTTCTCTGTAGTAACAGTCCATCCTGGAGTGGTCTTCCCTCTGCTCTAGCTTCTGTCATGAGTTTATACATGACCTCCTGTAGTGCAGCATGGTCGATTATCTCTGGACGTATTGTACTAGTACGTGAGATTGTGGTATTATTGGATTTAATGGAGGTCAGGCCAAACATGTCAAGAGCCATCAATAACTGGGCCTTAACGTTTTCCTCACTAGACTTGATCTCCGTTGCCATCTTCTCCAACTCGCTACGTTTCTGACGTAGTTTGTTGTACAAAGCTACTAGCTCTTCAATATTCACATTTGCTTTATTTTCCATATGAGTTTCCCCCTCTATTACCTAACATTGTATACTAGTGGATTTACTAGTCAATGCTTTTACAAAAATATTTTAAAATATTTTATAAACTTATCTGTCTGTCACAAATTTAAACAAATCTGCTACAACGTCACTCTCTTTTCTGCCGTCTAAAAGCGCTGTGAATACCTTACGCTCCTCAGCACATGAGTATACCTGAGCAATAGTAACATGATCAGACTTCTGCTTTAAAGAACTCATACGTTCTACAGCCTGTCCAAACACAAAATCACCAGACAATGGAGCACCGTCGAAAATCATCATATCAGCTGCAGCAAGTTCAACTCCGAATGCAGTTGTACGTGGGTGTGCTATCAGAACGTCAACATCACTTTGTCCTTTTGGCTCATACTGAAACTTTCTGAATATGTCAGAACGTTTTTTCTCTGAGGTGCTACCATCTACTACAGCACACTTGATACCACTAAGGTTAAGTGCCTCACTCAGATGTCTGATGCAACCTGTGAACGGTGAAAAGATTACAGTCTTACCGCTGGCCTCACCTATAAGAGACAGTATCTCTTTAGTTCTGTTAGATGTATCAAGCTCCTTAATTTCTCCGCTCTCTGTATACACTGCTCCTGTGGCACACTGTAGCAACTTCATAACAAGTACAGACTTCTGCTGTGCCTTGATCTCGTCGCCTTTCTCATCAGCCATTACAATCATATTATCTCGTAACGACTCAAGGTGTCGTGCAACTTCAGTACTTGGTGTTACCTCTCGTGCTGTATACATAACAGGAGGTAGGTCAAATAACTCATCTTTCTTAAACAGAATAGCAGGGCTAAGAGCATTGCGTATCAGCTGTGGAGCACATTCTCTGTTCTTAATCTGCCATGGCTCAGTACCCCATCGATACATTGTAAGTCCCTGCCATGCTCGCTTAGTCTTACATGCAACAGCTGATGGGTTAACTAGCTTACTCATGCAGAATGCTTTGATAGGATCATGTCCTGGAGTACCTGTCATACCACACACGAACGCAGGATTTACAGTACTGATTAAATTTTTGAGGAACTTATATCTCTGACTCTCGTCATTGGCATAATTTGAGTGCTCGTCAATGATGATAGCGTCTGGCTTAAATGTTTTAAGCTCATCAAACATCAGCTTAACACACTCATAGTTAGCCACAATAATATCAGCAAATGAGTTAAATGCTTTCATACGCTGTGTCTTCGAACCGATGGCGGCCATACATACGTGACGTGGTATAGTTGTTTTAATAGCATCCACCCATACAGGATTAACACAAGACAGAGGAGCCAGGATAAGAGCTCTCTTTATCTTGTCTGTTCTGAACAGGTACTCAAGGGCCATGATAGTTGAACCTGTCTTACCTGTTCTCATAGTTGACAAATCGAACGAACGTGAGTGGCTGGCCTTAAAGAGTGCAGCTTTGAACTGATGCTCCATTGGTCTGTACCTACCCTCAATGCGAATGTCAGACAGCATGTTCTTGCAGTACTCAAGCTCATTATCCTCAGTAGGAGCAGGCTTACAGGAGTCACGTATAGGCATATTAGATACCTTAGATAGCTGCTCAATAAGTGCGCATCCTTTATATGATACTGACTTACTTATGTCCATCATCTTTAAATCGTAAGGACTCTCAGCCATTACGATTGCTATGATATCTCCTGTACCATCTGTAACCTCTCTAACCTGAGAACGTGGCACAGATATACGGCACAGGACATCCATAAGAGTTAGAAAGATATATGTAGTATCACTGTTGTATGCTATGTCAGTGTTTGATACACGCAGAACATATGCAGTATCATTGCACTTAATAAGATCACGTATCATTTTTCCACACCTATGCAAACATTGAAACTAACATTGCGAATGATATATATAGCAGCATTGCTATTAAAAGATTTCTTATGATAACTACTATTTCCTTGTATCTTATTTTCATTCTTCTAATACTCCAAAAGGTTGCCATTCACCATTGATTTCAATCTTAAAGTTTTTAAATAACTCAGGTAACTCAAAAGTATAACCGTCTATTCTAACGTCAATATCACCGTTGTCATATACAACAAT